ATAAATGAGTGACTGTTCTTGAATAATGGAACAATCACTCTTTATTATCTGCTACTAAAATATAACAATTTACTGATATTCAATACAATAAAAAGTCAAGTTGGGATAATATTTTGGTTTGGATAACCTCTATTATCCGAAATTTCGGATAAAAGAAGAGAATCCTTTCCATATTTTCTGAACACGCTGCATTTTTGTAGTAGGTCTTTTCTTAGAAGAGAATCAGCAAACTCTTCAGAAATATCATGATTGAAAGTGTCACTTTTCAATAATCTGTGACCGTATCCGACATAGTATTTGTGTCGCCGGTCATGCCATCCTTCTTTTTGCTTAATCAGTTCTACCGCCATGTCAAATTTGGAAATTTTGTTTTCCGTTTTATGTTTTGGAATAGAAGCGGTACTGTTACAATCCGGCTCTACTGTAATAGAAAAGAAGAACAGGGTCAAAATAAAAACTTTTATCTTCAATATATTATCGGTTTTTGGTTATAATTTACTCTGTATATTATCGCATATTTAGTTTGTTATTTTACGGGTTAATTTTTATTATAAACACTCGACAAAAATAACAATAAAAAAAAGAACCACAAAGCAAATGCGGTTCTTTTTGGCGGCTTATCGGGAATTTTTCAAGATTTCCTTAATATCCCTTCTCATCTCTTTTAAATCGTCCTGCATGGACGTAAACTGTTGCATGGTAGCTTCAAATACGGTCTTATCCACCTTGATTGCATCAATCTTCTGATATTGGTCTTCCAGTTTGGATTCAATACGATCACACCTGTCTGCCAGTGAATCTATTCTGGCGGTATTATTGAGGTGTTGGACGTACATCGAAATCAGGAAAGAAGCGACAATCGTAAGGGATTTGATATTGTCGCTTATGAATGTTCTGATTTGTGGCATAGGTCATTCAAGCGTTAGAAGGACTGACAATGCTTTGGAAACGGATTCTATCAGCCTGACCGCCGCTTCCGAATCCCTCAGTCCGTATAATGCCAGAATGATTATGATGGCCATGTAAACATTTCTTTCCGTCCGTTTAGCTTTCGTGCCTTTCTTCTTCTCCATTGTTTTCTTTCTGAGGAACTATAACATTAAAGATGATACCATTATCGCCACCTCCTTCGATCTTCAGTTTTGCTTCCTGGGCGTGTTTGATCGGGTACAGATCCATCAGTGCTTTTGCCGCATTGACTGCCACGGCCCGAAGTGGAGCCGGGGACAAGTCCATTCCCCATTTGTCCTTGTATTTGGCGGTGGAAGTTTCTTCCATCACCGCTTTGAGAGTTTCGGTAACTTGTAACTTTACAGCGATAGCCTCCGTATCGGTTTGCTGTTGTTCACTTAATTTCTTGATACGTTCCGAGATATGAGGTTTGCCAAGCAGCCGCCTGCTTTTTAGACTGACACCTGAACCGGAATCCTGAAATGCTTCCCTATAGCATTTACAGTGCTGTCCTGCAAATTCCCTCCCACCGTTTATATACAGGTCGCAGAACAGGCTTTCCGCTTTCGTCAGTCCCAGTTCGTTCTTTAGCATCTCGGACGCAGATACCTTATTTTCCTTTTTCATAGAATTGATATTATTAAAGCCCAACATAGAACAGGTTGTGTCATGTCGGGCTTTTATTAAGAATAGGGTGTTTGTTATGTATCGGTTTGTTCTTTTCCACTGGTCACAGCTGCCATCTGTTCTTTCGCTATATCGGGTTTCAGGGAGATGAGTTGCTCCATCAGTGCTTGGTAAAAGACATCGGCCAAAGCATCGGCACAGGCTTCCGCATCTGCCAGCGAGTTGATAAGACGCATATTGAAAGACACATCCAGATCGTATCCGGTAATAGCCGCCATCATCTCGTTTCCGTCATATCCGAGAACCCCGTATCTCATCCTTTCGTCTTTTCTGAACGATACGGTTTCATTTTCTTCCGTCATACATTTAGATTTTAAAGTGTGTTCTTGATTTTTCCTTTTTCTGAAGTCCTGCACCCGTAGATGATCCGTCTGAATTTCTCAGTCGGTTGGAACAGACGATTGCCACGTTAAGAGTAGCGGTAACATCCGCATCCGCATCATGGGCATCGTCCAATTCGATACCGAGTCGTTCTGCCAGCAGTTCCAGTTTGTACGATGTCACTTCCGGATCACCGGCAAATGTGAGCTTGCCTAAGTCTATCGTGTCTACATAATGAGGCTGGAAGTTCCCCCAAAAGTCAGTGATTCCGGCAAAAACCTTGGCAAATTCCTTCAGTTTGCCTCCATAGGCCATAAGTTGCTGAAGGAAACCGCAGTCAAAAACAATGTTCTGCCCGATAAGAAACGGCTTTGCGGTCTTTGATTTGGAAAGGGTGTTTCTTGTGGCGAAATCAATCACGTCACTTGCCACCTGTTCGACATCAACTCCTTTTTCATACAACATATCCATTGAAATATCCGAGTAGGTAAGAGCTGCTTCCTCATATTTCATCAGTTGCCCTTCCTCTTCCTCAATTTCCCTTTTGTTTTTCAGAACCTTCTTTCGTGTCTTGCCCAAAATATCGCTCTTGTGTTTATAGGGGTAGATATAATTCATGTAAGTGTCTATAACCTCCCATGTATCGAGCCGTACCGCTTTCATTGCGATCTGGGTACAAGCTCCGTTTTGTGGGTCTAAATCTCCGGTTTCAAAATCGAGTACAATCCCGACAAAAACGGTCGGTTCGCTTTTTGGTGCTGCCATAATTAAAGTTTTGGTTTATAATTTATTGATTTCACTTAATATTTTATTCTCAAATTCTTCTATTGTCCCATCATTGATGATGATACAATCATAAAAACTATCGTTTATGTGAATACGTCTTTTGTCCCTCGCTAATCTGTCCGGCTCGATCCCTCTTTTAATGAGCGTTTCTTCCGAGCATTTCACTGCGACAGGGACAATGAGGTATCTGTTCCCGAAATCCTTGACAAGACATTCCAGTCCTGCCTCGTCAATTACATAGGTGCAAATTCCACCTTTAGGAACCTGGCTGTGGAGAGCGAAATACTGTTCACCTCCGAATACCGTGTATGCCAGCATATCGTCCCCTTCCGGCACTTGTTCGCTTCCAATAAAGAAATGTTCCACGCCATCGGTTTCACCGGGTCTTTTACGTCTGGTCGTGTATGACACGATAGTCGGAATATTCATTTTCTTTCTAAGGAACTCGGCCATATAGGTTTTACCGCTTCCCGATCTTCCAACGATGGCAATAATTACAGGTTTCATTCAGTTTCTCTTTCTATAAGCATGTTGTTTAATTTTATATGGTTAGTAATTCACTTGATTACAATTCTCAGACATTGAACAGCATGGAAGACTTGTATGTCTGCAAGCAATGACAACCGGAATAGTCGCTGTATTTAATTATAGCTGACACGATAATCATTTTGTTCTTTGACTGAATAATTTTATCACGGTTCGCCTTGTAGAAATCATCCCACATCACCAGTTCGATAATATCGTTATTCTGTTGCAGTTTCAGTTTGCAGAAAGTTTTCTTCTCGCCTGTTTTCTTGTCCTGATATTCCACTTCGTCATGTTCCAGAACGGTTGCGCATACGGCTATCCGTTTACCTTCGCTTTCTTTAAGAAAAGCATCCTTGATTGTCATATAGGAAGCTCTTCCCCTTATATGCTGCTTGGCTTCCGAATTGTCATATATTCTCCTGTAATCAACGGAACCGATACCTGATACCTCGATCTGAAGCATTGACCAGAAATAGTGTTTGTCTGTCATGTCGGATGGGAAATCCTCTTCTTTCAGATCAAACCCCAATTCTTTGGCTGCTACACAAAGAATCCTGTGTCTTTCCGGAAGCGACTTGACGTTTTCAATCTTATCGAAGCATCCTGCCAGAATAAGATGTTTCACGTGCCGGGCATTTACTGGAACTTTTCTTGCTTCTTCCTCGTTATCGGGGTCATCCCAGTATTCGTACTTTTTAAGTTTGTACTTGAATATGCGGTGGATGAAATTCTCGATGGACGTAAACACCCCGTTCTTCTGACGCTCTTCCACTATATACTCAACGGTCTTGACACCTACCATTTTGATTCGTGTAAGCGACCAGAAAATCTCATCATTCTGGTAGTCGGTAAAGAATTGTATATCGGAAACGTTAATATCCGGATGCACGATTTTTGCCTTGCTGCATTGTTCCATTTCCGACATGAGAGAAGGTATTTCCTTGTCGTTTGCCCACTGGAGGGCGATGGTATAGAATGCTGAAGGATAGTTGGCCTTCAGCCATGCTCCACAATAGGCTGTTAATGCGTAGGCTGCTGCGTGGGAGCGGTTGAAGCTATACTTTCCTGCTGTTTCAATTTTGTGCCAAATGTCTTCTGCCTCATAATCCGGACATCCGTTTGCAACAGCCCCTTTGATAAAATCGTCTTTTAATGTAGCCATTAAGTCTGCCTTCTTTTTACCGATAGCCTTACGCAAATAGTCTGTTTTACCCAAATCAAATCCGGCTAAAGTATGAGCAACTAACATGAATTGTTCTTGGTAGCACATAATTCCGAAAGTATTTTTGGTTGCCTCATACGTTCCATAATTATATACCGGAGTCGCTTCATTGTGTTTATATCGCACATAATCGTCAGTCGCCCCGATTTCAAGCGTTGCCGGACGATATAAGGCATTGATAGCAATAAGGTCTTCAATATTATCAGGCTTTACTTCCATAATAAATTTTGTAATACCACGGGAAGCGAATTGGAAGACATTCTGGGTATATCCGTCTGAAAGGATTTTGTATGTTTTCGGATCGTTAAGTTCATTTTGAGTAATACTTTCAATGGAATAATGCTTGTTGTATTCTTTGTTTACAATATTGATAATGGAGCTTAGTTTTGACAATTCCTTGGTTGCCAATACGTCTTCTTTTAACAATCCAATTTCATCCGCTGCATATCCATCGAACTCCGATACCAATAGTCCATCCATTTTTCGTATAGGAAGGAAATCGAAACATTCCACGTCTTTTTCGTCATTTCTTGTTTCCGGAGTAACAATGATAGCTGAAGCATGAATGGATGAAGCCTTGGGTTGCCCCATCAATGTCCGAATGTCTTCAATGACCATAGGATAGTCTTGGATGAACTTGTTTACCTTTTTGTTTGTCGCAGCTACTTTGAACAGGTCTGTCCAGTCCATTTTGTCGTCTTCAAAGATTGCAGTGATATAGTTTACAATGGCGTGCGGAACCCTATGAACCCTCGCCACATCCTTTAAAATAGCCTTTAACTTCAAAGTGGTAAAGGTTCCGGCAGAGAATACACGTTGTTTACCATTGATATTATATCTCTCTTCCAAATACTCTTTCATTTCCTGTCTCCGGTCGGAAGCATAGTCTACATCTATATCCGGCTCACGGAAGGGCGGAATGACCGCCCCTCTTTAATCCCTTTCCGACAAAAAGATCAACGACTGACGTTGTCTCTTTGGCTTTCTTTAATTTTACGTTTAAAACTTTCATTTGTCAAGATTTGATGTATTATTGAATTTCGTTTAAAGTCCAGATTAAATCCTTATTGTCAAATATAATGTCGTCTTCAGGCTGTAATTCATCAGCATACACGGTCATTTCTTCATCATCACGTTTTACTCTGATTTCGGCATCCCTTGAAACCTTTAGTGTTTTGCCTTCCAGTTCTAATTCTACATAATCTTCACCGGAGAGAATATCTATGTCTTCTCCTATGATAGTGGTATTGTCATTCCATTGGAGTCCGCATCGTTCCGGTACTAAGAATCGGCTGAAGATCAAATCATATTTTAACGGGTCAATAGAAATAATGCCAAGCAGATAAGATACTAAGGAGCCTCCTGCCGAGCCACGACCGATACCCGTAACGATTCCTCGTTTTCTTGCTTCGTTGACCATATCCCACTGTACAAGAAAATAATCCACATTGTTGGTGGATTCGATGATGTATATTTCTTCTTCAAGTCTTTTGCGATACCTCTCATGTTCTTCCACTGGTATTTTGGAAGTCAATCCTTCTTCCAATAATTCTAAAAACATGGTATGTCTGTCTCCATATTTATTTATTTCATCCGGGAGCATGATGTATTCCGGCATGAACATTTTTCCTGTCTCAAACCGTGCCGTAGCTTTCTCCGCTATTTCCACGGTCGGCTGGCACATAAGTTCCAAGAGGGCTTCCGCATCCCATTTCTCAGAATCAAATATAGACTGAAACATTGCCAAATGCTCGTCTATATCCTTGAAATACTGGTCGTCACTCTGGTTGTGAGCCGCCTTTGTTGCAATCTTGTTCAGAATAATCTTGTTCTTCGCATCGTCCTTATCAAGATAGTAGTTGTCACAGATAAGAATCGGCTCCACCTCAAATATTCCCTCGTCCTCCAAGAAAAAGTTATCGAAATAGAACTTGGTGGCATTAAGAATTTCAATATCAATTCTCTCTGCCTTGTATTCGCTTAGATCAACCTGATAGAACATCATATCAAATGTTCTTTCCAGTTCTTTTACGACATTCATGTTCTTTTTCATCCAGTACGAAGAAAGTTTACCGAATACCAATACGTTTCCTTCGCCGTGAGTCAAAAGCTGGGAAAGCGTCAGTACGTTCTCTTCTGAATCCACCATGATTTCCTTTTGAATGCGAAGAAGATTGCGAAGCCCTTTTTGCGATAGGGAATATACCTTCATATCCACTTTCTCATCATAGAACTGTAGAGTGAACGAATAGCCGAATACGTGTTTTATCCCGGCCTTGTCACATTCCTTTTGTAGATTGAAGGTTGCCGCCATCGTATTGCGATCACAGATTCCGATAGCCGTATGACCGAGATATTTGGCTTTCTTGACCCATAAACCCAAATCCCCTGAGCCGTTCAATAATTCATAAGGAGTATGCACTCCCAGGTTGACAAAGGGAATATCGGTCTTTACAGCCTGTCGTTTGCCTATATATTTCAATATGTTGAATTTGAACTCTTCCCTCAAATCATAATAATACCAGTTGTCACCGAACTTGAATGCGACATAATAGATGTCTTCTTCCATCAGAACTGAAGGATCTTCCATGAGATTGAAGGACACTTCATCATCCTTTACCTTAAAGATGGATTTTACACCGCTAAGGTCGGCCAAAAACATTTTGCCGAAGTCCTCGATCTCTATGACTTCGTTGTCTATCATTTTAAATGATATTTTATTGGCATCAAGCCACTCTGTTAATTCTTCCATTGGTTAAAGTGTATTTAATTTAAATTCAATAGGGGAGAGCAAGTTCTGAGAGAAGGTATCGTAGATTTCCCAAAACGACATTTCATCCCAGTCTTTCCCATTCTCTGCGTCAATTTTGGCAATGAATACGTTGAAATATTCATTAAGGGTGCTCGCTGCCTTATTTATAGCTTCCGTTGCATCCGAGTCATACCCAAGCACAACGGTTTTCACTCCTTTGCATTGCAGCTTGTATATCTGTATCTGGGAAATCTTCTTTCCGAAAGTCGCTACAACGGCTACGTGAGGGTTGTCATACAACTCCAGTTTCCGTGTCAGGGCAATGACATCGAAGATTCCTTCCACTATGATAACCGTGTCGGTCTCATCTTCAATGACCGCATCGTAGTTGTACAGGAGTTTCACAAAATCGTTTTCTATCGAGTTCCTGTAGCGCAGAATCCTGTATTCCCCGTTAATCTTTGCCTTGCAGTTATGCCGGTCTATCTCGTCCTTTGACCAGATATGACGGGAAACATAGCCAACGGTATCGCCATCGTCAATGATCGGGAATATCACATAGTCGTTGAACTTGAAATTCAGTCCTCTTGTCGTACCGACCGGAAAATACTCATAATCATCAAAAGTAAAGCCTCTGGATTTCAAGTACGAATTGGTATAACAACGCTTGTAACATTCCGGGAGTTCTATGATGCTTAATGAATCATCAATCTCTTTCTCGCCATCAATGCGGAAAAGGAGCTGGACATCCAGTTTTGCTTCCAGATCGGCAGTAGGAGAGACCATCAGATCCGGCCTTCCGATTGTTTCCAACAGTCCTTCCAGCGTTGTCGTGGAAAAGCCGCAACTGAAACAATGTGACATAAACGGCTTTTTCCGTTCCGTTTCTTTGCCTACATAAATTCCGAACTTATTCTCTTTTCCACAATGGGGACATTTTGGTACAATAAGATTCTTATGGCTTCCATCGAATTTTGCTCCCAGTTCCAGACTTATTTCCTTGATGAGATAATCTTTCTCTGCTTTGGTTAAATCCATGTATACAGTCTTGGTTAAATATTTTAGCTTAATCGGCTATATTGTAGTCACGTAAATTGGTGCAAAAATATTATATTAATTGGTACAAAACAAGAAAATGCCTATAACATTCTTCAGTTATAGACATTTTTACCTCTTTATGAGGCAGACCGGGCCTTCAAGCTCATGGTTCTTCTTGCATCATAGAACACTTCGTTTGCATAGTCAGTGGCAATCTTGAACGTGTCTCCTTTGCTAAAGAATCGGGACTTTGCGATATGCAGACGCATCGTATCCTCTTTTCTTTCCGCTTCGGATTGGTTCAGCGTAATCAGATGGGTAAGTGGTCTGGAAAGCCCCTTTGCTTCAGAACAGTTGTATTCGGTCAGAACATTTTTCTCATCGTTGAGCCAATCCCTGTTCTCGATGGTCGCCTGATAGGTAACGACCATCCAGACATTCTCATCGTTGGCCAAGTCTTTCAAATCGTTTGCCACTGCGATACGTTTGGCACGTTCATGGTCAGCTCCCCAGTTTCTTCCGCTTGAATCGGTAAGCAAGTCCATCGAATCCACAATCACGATGTCGGGATTGTGACCATGTATCTTACGATATTCGGCAATACCGCTCTGAATATCGACGGTTGATACGTTGTTATTGAATCTGGGAAAGGCTCTTACAATAATACTTCCGGTATAGGCTTTCATCTGTTCCTCAAAAATCCTCATTTCCGTATCTGAGATTTTTCCTTTCTCAAAAAGAAACGAGTTCTTGCATATTAAAGCTCCGGAATAAGCATCTACCACTTCTTCCTCAGAACCCTCCAACTGAAAATGAAGCACGTTCAATCCATCATCCACCATAGCCCTTACTCCGACATGGCGTGCGATATGCGACTTTCCCACACCCGTACTGGCAAGGAAACAGGTAAGCTGTCCTCTGAGATTTCTTCCATCGTTCAGTTCGTCTATATCGTCAATGAAGAAACGTGTCACCTGTGCAAGCCGTGAGTTCTTGTTCTCATTCTCCCTTTGTCGGTTCTGTAGGAAACGCTGGGTGAATGTCTTGGTAATATCCACGAACTGACTTGCTTTTAGTGTGAACTGACCGAGCCATTCCGCATATTCCATCAGTTTGTTCTGAGCCTTTTCCTGTTCGTTCTGATTGTATAGCTTTCCAACTTCCACATAAACGGCCTGTAGCCGGACGCTTTTGATGTATGATTCCAGCATATCCAACACGGAATCCACTTTTCTGACACCTTCATAGTCCTGAAACGTATTAATCAGTTCCGTGGCATCGTAGTCTCCGGCAAAGGCTTGCAACAAGACCGGGTAGGAAGGCGGTGTCTTGTAGGTTTCATAATGCTTGGCTATGACCTTGTTTATCGCTTGAAAGTATTTATCCGGCAGATATTCTTTTTTCATGTTTTGCACTACTGCGGCACATACGTTGTCATACTTCATTACGCAATAGTATAGCTCAAAGAGGAAATCTAAACTTAAAGGGTTGGATTTATTTGGTTTCATTTTGATTAAATTCTTCAGTTCTGATTCGATATAGTTCAGGATAAGCTTGCCGGGTTCTTTGTTTACAGGCTTCGGCTTTGACACATTGTTGGCAGGAGACGGAAAACGGAGTCCATAGTAGGGTGGATTGTCCGCATATATAGTATCCCACGTCCGTATTCAACGCTCTGGATTTGGTGCTTTCCTCGTACTGGGGAAAGATGAATTTGTATAGCGGATGTTTCCGTCTGTCCGCAATGAGAGCGAGAAGCCTTGCTCTTGGCATTTTATCTCCCAGCCATTTGTCCTCGTAATACTTCCGGTTCTTGTTCGTCTGGGTGAAGCATTCCACGGCCTTGCTGCCGAAGTATTGTTTCACGCCCCATTTGTCGGTATATCTGGAATCCGTGTTGTATACCCGGTACGCCTGACATACGCAAAAATCAACTAACCTTTCTCTACTAATGGCATCGCCAAAGTCGGCTTCAAGCAAATCCAGACATTTCCCGATGGTTTGCTGAGTAACCCCTCCTTCCGGATTTGTGATCTTGAAAGAGGGGTTAATCATACTTTTCATAATAGTAGAGAAAACGAGAATGATATTCTTAATTTGTTCTTTTTTCTCCATCTCGGTTTATCATTTTTCTCATTTTCTTTTTAGCCAGAAACAATCGGCTTTTTACGGTCTCTATGTTTCTGGTTTTAAGACTACCGCTTTTATACGTGATGTCCATGATCTCGTGCAATTTGTATCCGGCCTGTTGCAAGATCAATGCTTCCTTGTAGATCGGTTCCAACGAATCCAATGCTTCCAATATATCATCATTGTAATACTGCCTGTAATTCTCAACCGACATGCAATTGGCATTGATCTCATCATCGTCCAGTATTGTATCGCCTATATCCGAAACCTTCAGATTATCGGAAAACTTCATGTGTGAACGTTTTGAGTCCGCATCTATGATATATCTTTTGGTTACGATATGAAGCCACGTCTGTATTGACTTTGTGGGGTCGTAGGTCTCGATATATTTAAAGAAGTTGGTCAGCACTTCCACATAGTTATCATCGATGTCTTCAGGGTTTGCGGTATACTTGATACACAACTTATATACGAGGTTCCTGTGTGGAATCACGTATTTTTCAAATAAAACGGTTCTGCGAGCCGCCGATTCCGCATCTATGTATTTTACTGGGCAGCTTGCTTGTCTCGGTTTCGTTTCCACGCCTTTTCCACATTCATAACAAATAAATCTTTAGCTGATTCAGTCAATTTATGTGAAGCGCAGTAGTTGTGCCAAGCGTTTCTGTGCCGGATAAACGTTTTTCTTACCGCTTCGTCCGAAGGTTTGGGAGAAGAGGATAGGAACTCGTAAAACTCCGAGAGATGTACGGCAAGCACGTTTGTATGCTTGCTTGCGTCTCTCTGTCTTTTTCTTCTTTCGTTTCTTGCTTTACTCATAATTGGTTTTAGTTTAAACGATATTTTCTTGCGTAATAATAAAATATACAGATAGCGTCACTGTGATTGTCGTCAATGGGAGTAATGCCGTATCTTTTATAGCAGAACTCCATCATCTTCTTTTTGTCTGCCCTGCCATCTCCGGTAGTCCATTTTTTGAGTGTAGCCACATTGATAAACTCCGGTTCCGGCAAATCGAGTTCGTCACACACTTCTTTCAGTATGCCTCTGAACTCACACAGTTTCCGCATATCGGTAAAGTGATTGTTCACGTTTACATCTTCAGCGACTATCTGTTTGATGTCGTATTTCCGAATGAAGGCCATAAGTGTATCTCTGAAATCCTTGTGTTGTTTGTTATTATTCTTTCTTTTGGATTCTGTGAAATTCCACGTACCGCCTTCATGCAGCGAATAATATCCCGTATGTGTGGCAATGTCCAGTGCCAAAATATCTTTCTTAGTCAATTCATCGTTGGTCGTTTCGTTTTTAGTGGTTCTCATCAATGTATGATTCTCCGTTTTGTTTGTTAATAATCAACTTGTAAGGGTAGTTTTCAGCTACGTTTCCATGACTTACTACAAGAGCGGTAACTCCGATATGGTTGATGGCCGAGAACATATTAGCCAGACCATTTTCATCCACCGCTTCAAGTATCTCATCCAATACCAGCAAGTCAAGCCCTTTATCACCATCACAGTTCACATTTATAAGTTTGTGCATTGCAAGGATATTAGCCAGATTGACACGAGCCTTTTCTCCTTCGCTCAGTTTTCCGAATGAACCCGAATCAACACCGTCACGGATGATGGAGATTGAGATTTTGTCTCTCAGTTTTCCGGTCTTCAGTATCGTATAGCCGGAAAATTTAATCCGTATGTCGCTGCCGATGCTTTCCAAAAACTCATTCGTAATCTTGCTGAGAGCTTCGATCTTGGTATTGGCCAGATAGGTCTTGAACTCTACAAAACGCTGTCCTTGTTCTTTTAAAGCGTTTAGCCTACTCTCAATCTTGCTTCTTTCTGAAACGGCTTTAGTAGACTTTTTCATAAATTCCTTTAGTGACAGCCTGAGAGATTCGATAACCCCTGTGTCGGATGATTCTTTTAGTTCTTTGATAGTCTGTAACAAAGTCTCTATTGAACCTTCCGTAGCAGAAATCGTTTCCTCCAGTTTCTTGATTGTACGTTCCTTTTTGCCAATCTCATCATCCAACAGATCAAATGCTTCATCGAAAATTTTCTTTCTGACATTACTTAAATCGTCTTGTATCATTGCAATCTTATCGGAGATTGTTTTCTGAGACAGGTTAAGATCATTGATTTTCGATTTCAGCCTGTTGATTGAGGACTGGACGGAAGACAGTTTTTCTTCCCAGTTGGTGTTTTCTTCTCTTAACTTGATTTTTAAAGACTTGGTTTTATCAATCCTGTTTTCGTATTCAACCAGATTGCTGTTTTGTTCTTTAATGCAGGAATCAAGGGCTGAGACAGCCTTTTCTTGCTCTACCAATGCTTTTTCAGCTTCCTCCACGTTAAAATCCTTATCTGAAAGAAGAAATTCATGCGAGCATTTGGGGCACTTGATTGTTCCTGCCAACTTGGTCTTCAGTTCCTCTATGGTGACATTAAGATTTCGTTTGGCTCTTATATTCTGCTTTACGGATTCCGTGAGTGAAACGATTTCCTGTTGCTGGGAATTGATCGTGTCGTCATATTCTTTCAGTCTGTCCGGATATTTGGATGAGAATTTTTGATAGTCTTCGTTTAGATTGTCATAATCATTCTTTAAACCATTCAGCTGGGATTCAACCACTGAAACAGACGCACCATTTTCTTCCAGCTTCTTTTCGAGACTCAAAATAGATTGTTCCTTTTCTATAATATTTTGTTTCCAATCCGACAACCCAGCGATGGAAGCTTCCTTGAAAAGAGCCGCAATTCTTTCAACCGCTTCGTTGGGAGTAATTTTATCGTCTTCCTCAATTGTCTGGAGATTGCCATCTACATTGTCCAAACGATCCAAGGCTGCGTTTGTCGAATCAATTTCTTCATTGCATTTTCTGATTTCAGCCCGTTTTGAAACGATCAGGGATTCTTTCTCTTCGATTTTCTGGAGCTTTGTCTTAGCTCTTTCTTCTTTTGCATTTTCTTCTGCTTCAATCTGTTCCTGTAACATACTGACACGTCCGTCAATGTTAGCCACGTTCAGATTGGCCTCGTTTAATTCTCTCTGGAGAGGAATCATATCTTCTTCCAGTTTTTCGATAGCCTTATCCACGAGAATGCCGTTTGAGAACCGGTTGATGATTTCTTTCTTGTCCTTGTCGGAACAGGAAAGAAAATCTTGGAACTTATGTTTGGAAAGAACGAAGTTGTTATACAATTCATCTTTGTTGATGCCCAGCTTCTCTAAGATATACTTGTCATACTCGCTAACGCTTGAACGTACCGCCTCGTCCGTTTCCACCGGTCTGCCATCACGAATAATGGAACACTTTACCGCTGATGCTGATTTTCTGGAAATCTTTCTTTCAACGATAAATTCTTCTGTGCTGCTGTCGCTTAGGAATCTGAGACGGATAAAACATCCATCGGCTGCATCATTGATAATCTCTTCGTTCTTGATTTTACGGAGCGGAGTACCGCCTATACCGATTGCAATCGCTTCAATAAGGGCTGATTTTCCTGAACCGTTTGATTTCTGGGAATCGTTGTCCAGATTGTTCCCGAATACAAGAGTCGTTACGCCCTGTTCCAGTGTATAATCAAGTTCCTTAAATGCACATAAATTCTCAACATGAATATCATTAAGTTTCCACATAATCAATCTATTTTAGAAAGGTAAGACAAACCGAGTGATGGGTCGGCAATTTCTTTTTCTTCACAAAAATCCTCGTAGGTCTTTTTGATCTGCTTGTTGTCGAATTTCTCAAAGAGGCTTGATTTTGCAACTTCCGTCTCTTCGATGTCTTCCGTTACAATCTCTACTTTGTTTGCGCCGGCTTCAATGAGCAGGTTCTTGTCTATCAAAGAGGCTTCAGAACCGGAACAATGGATACGAACCTTTACTTTATATCGGCTGTCGTTCTTTATTTCGGAAAGCTGATTGTAAAGGCTGATGTTTACTTTTGAGAAGGGAACATCCAGCGTTTTATAACGGATATTCACCTGGTTCTTTATAAACTCGTATGAACCGTCACTGTAAAGAAGGGTGTAGCCTTTATCCTCGTCTTCTCCGAAATTATGCTGGCGGCTTGAACCGATGTATTCGATAACAGTTCCTTTGATTTTGGTTCTGTTGTGGTAATGCCCCACCAGAACCTTGTCGAACGGTTCAAATAATTTGGCTGGAAGCTCCTTGTCAGAAGATTGTGCAAGTGCCCCATTAATTCCTTCATGGATATATAGAATATTTTGCTTTGTCTCGGATAAATTGTTTTGAATAATATCCTGAAGTCTTTCTGTAAATGAACCGTTCTCAGGGAAATAAGCCATTATGAACAGGTCAAATCCGGGATAACCTGCGATATAATAATCGTCCACCACATCTACATTCTCGTGCTGGTCGAATACATGACAATACCCACGAATGGCTTCTTGATTTACCTTGTCATGGTTTCCGTTTGCAATAATTATTTCAATCTGTCTTTTCTCGGCTTCAAGCAGCGCATCGTGTACGGCTAAAAGTACATCGAGAGTCTGGGAAGCACGGGATTGAAACAAGTCTCCACCAATGGCAATCTCGGATATATCGTACTTGTCACATATATTAAGAGCTTCGTTCCAGTTCAGTTTAAATTCCGGAATATTATCGTTTGAAACATGTATGTCGTTGAATAACAAGATACATGGAACTTTCTTTTCAGTCATGGTTAAATCTCTGCATTAAAAAGGCGTACAAGTACATGTGTCAGATGTAAATGTACGCCTTCGGGGTAAGTATTTAAACTTTAATTATCTGTCTCTTCTGCGTACCATTCTTGCCGAACGTCTTTCTCTTTGGATTGCAGGTTCGTTCGTATCATCGTTTCTGGTGGTACGGAGGTCTTCTTCCGGTTCAGTTTCCGGTTCTGGTTCTGAAGCCGGTTCTTCTTTCGATTCTTCCTTTTCTTCTTCCGGTTCCTCGGCAGACTCGGCTTCCGGTTCTTCATTCTGGGGAGAACCACCTTGCAATACGTCCTCAATCATGTCAAGCAACATGGCATTGGTTGTTGTACGGGTCATACGGATTTCGAGTTTTTCTTGCTCGATAAACTCACGAATCTTGCCTCTGAGTTCCTGACCTTCTTCCGTCTTGTCATTCAACCCTTTTTCCTGAAGCTCATCGTACATGTCGAAAAGAGAATCAATCGTGATTACGCCATTTGCATTGTCCTTGTCTGAATCATCTCCTTTCTTGTCAAAAGAGAACGAACTTGTATCATCGGCTGGGAGTTCCGCTTTCAGGCTTTCAATGGCTTCTTTCATTTCATCCATTTCCATCACCTTCAAATCGAACTGTTCATCGCATTGTTTCAGATATATCAAAGTGGCTTCAAAATGGAAACGTGTATAACGATACATCACTTCCGGAATACGAGGCGCATTAAGCAGTGCGGTCAGTTCTTCCGATGTCAATACGTCCACATCCGATTCATTGTCGATATTGATGGAATATTCGGTTTTAGCACCGTTCTTTTTCTTTTCAATTTCAACCGGGAATGCGTTTGCGATTGACGAGATAGGACAGGGGTACTTCGGATTCTTCTTCAGTTTCTTCTGCCATAATTTGAACTTACATTCGTCCAAAGTCTTGAATTGTGAATGACTGAGACGAAGAAGCTGGATGCCTTTTGCACGTTCGTCCATATCGAACACGTACATGGCATGTGAGTAATCGTATTTGACACCGCCTTGGAATCCATCGTCCAGTTTTTCTGCAAGCTTGTCGTCATTCTGCGCTTTGGCTTCTGCGATTGCCAGTTTGCGGTAAGTGTCAATAAGGTCTGTCTTGTACCCTGCATAACCTGCACGGCAAACAGAAACGTATGTGAACTGCTGTTTTCCGTTATCTGAAGGTTTTTGAATCTTCATTAGTAACTGGTGGATCGGATACTCGTAGCTCTTGCGGTCAATTGTACCATCTGCTTTAGGAGCAATCGGAAGGATACGGAAAGTGTAGGTTCCGAACTTGTCCATCTTGATGAACTCCGTCTTGACAAACGACTTGTTCTCTTCTGCGGCTCTGGCTTGGGCTTCTTCATAAGTTTCCTCGGCTGCGGCAAATAACTCAAACACTGATAAGGGCTGTTGCTCCTTTTCTTCAAATTTTTCTTCTTGCATAATGTAGATAGTTAAAGTTTAAAATTAAATTTTTCGAGAATAATCTTTCCATTGAGAAGCATAGGCATCGGCATAAGGTTCTGACGCTGAAGGAAGTTTCAATTCGTCTCTTGTTATGATTTCTATGTTCCACTTGGTTTTGGCATGATGAATGATTTTCTCGATAACCTCATTCATTTCACTTGATTTTGCGCTTTTCAAATCGAAATACTCATAGGTTTCTCCGTCTATTTCATCTTTGAGAATCGGAGCGTACAGTTCTTCAAAGTATCTGTATAGTGCAGATATACCGGGATGTTCCGGTAGTTCCTCAGATATTCTCTTTAGAACGACACCATTCAGGTATTTCAACTGGGGAAGAGTCTTGTTCTTTTCCTTATCGAATATGAGGAATCCATATTCTCCGTCTGAAAGGTCGTACAAACTCTCTTTAAATTCATTAAGGTCTACGTCTCCATCATTGATAGTTACGATACCCTTTGAGCGTATAGCCATAATTAATTAGTTTTGGTTTTAATTATGATGCAAAGATATATGATTGTTGTTTGATTTACAAAATATTTTCGGAATAATTTTCATTATAAGTTTGCATTGTATTGTTTGATAGTTTATTATTGTTTTTATTTTGTATGTTATGTATATAGACTTACTCTTTATTTAAATGGATAATTCTTTGGTTTGAAGAGCCTCTCCATTGAGGATGTGGGATACTTTTACTCTCAATATATCTTCCATCAACCAGTACATCTATATATTTTAATATAGGCTCATCTTTGATTTTTTCATATTCAAATCCTGTGTACATCCAAATTGTTTTATTGGGGAACAAATACTTGATTCTTTTTACAAAATTCAGTATATCTTTCCTGTTATCATAAAACATTGGATCACCACCAGAGAGGGTTAAGCCGCTTACATGGTCTTTTCTTAGTTCATCAAAAATTTCAAATTCTGCCAGATGATCAAATTTCTTTCCACCTTTTGAATCGTGTGTGAATGGATTCTGACAGCCGGGACAGTTATGGGAGCATCCGGCTACCCATAACACAACCCTTAGACCGTCACCATTCAGCATGTCGTTTTTAGTTATGCTGTAATAGTTCATTGTTTTTGTTACTTTAAATCATTACATTGATTTTCTGTCGTTTATTTCCTCCATCTTGGCTTCATTGAGCATGGTGTCACCTTTTACCCGACTGTAACTGAGGTATCCGTTCATCCGATCGATTTTGGTTAAGTTGCTACTACCGCATACAGGGCAGGTGTCCATATTTAACTCTTGATGTCCACAATCATTACAATAGCTGAGAGCCATATTGATACCTTCATAATAGCCCATTTTCATAGCTCTTCTCACCAGAGTTTTGATTGCTTCGATATTATAATCAATCGGATAGCGGACATATTGGATTTTACCACCATTGAATAGATTCCAGAACTTATACTCAATATCCTGTTTTTGTATCGGATCAATATCTTCTCCTACCCAGCAATGGAAAGAGTTAGTCGTATAAGCACGGCTGGAAACACCTTCAATGATTCCGTATTTGGCTCTGAATTGTTCAATCTGAAGACCGCACAATGATTCTGCCGGAGTTCCATAAATGGCGTATAATCTTCCATCTTTTTTCTTGAACTCTTCTACTTTCTTGTTGATGTATTCCATCACCTCTAATGGGAATTGTCCATCTTCAGTGATAGTTTTACCATTATATAATACGTTCAATTCATTCAATCCTGTAATCCCGAAGCTGGCGGTTGCGGATTTTAAAACAGGGGCGATTTTATCGTTTGGTTGTAAATGACCACCATAAAAACCTCCTTCACAATAGGTAAGAGGACTAATGGACGCTCTTTTGTTTCCCAGAAATTCATAGGTTCTAAGATGAAGACCACGGATCATTTCAAGATAATAATCCAATACCTCATAAAAATCCTTATCTTCTTCTCTTGCTTTTGCCAAGATCATAATGAGATTAAGAGTAATAGCTCCGACATTGAATCTTCCGGTGAATACTGGAGTGTCGTTCTTATCAGCCGGATTCATGCCACCTCTCTCATACCAGGGGGATAAGAAAGCTCTACACTTGTCTTTCGACACGGACTATCTCTTTTACGCTGCTAACGCTACTCTGCGCTTCCACATCTGGAATTTCACCAACTATGTACTCTACTCGTTTATTCTCTGGAAACGAAGCTTTTATTTCCAGATATACTTTCGATAGTCTCTACACCTGCTTCTTTATAAAAAGAAGATTGGCACGGTATTCTTTGTAATCAGTTCGCCGTTAGCCAGTATAAAACTGACACCCTATTTTTATAGGTTCACAGAGTTTTAAATGAGCCGTAGTTTATGCAACCATCAGTTGACCCATTGGATATACAACTTTCCCATATTTCTTATACATAGATGGTACGTATCCTTCTCCAGTTAAAGAAAGGAAATCAGGATACATACATTTGCTGGAACATTCAATCGCAACATCAAACAATCTTTCCAATTCTCCACCGGCTCCATGTAAATTTTCATCATACAAGAAAATCAATTTGGGGAATAAAACCGGACGTTTAAACCCTTCCTTTCCTTGTCCTCCCATACGAACTCTCAATGCTGTTTCAGAAACAACACGACCCCATTCGCTTGTGTCGATTCCGAAAGCAAAACTAACAAAAGGATAATCCCCTCTTGAAGAGGCAACAGAGTTAAGTTTTATTTCCAATCCCTGTAATCCTTGTTCAAGCTCTCGAATCGTATCTTTTCTTGCATATTTGACAATATCGTTATTTAAAGGTTCTTGCCCGGTTGCTTTTTTAATCATATTGAAATATTTGGTGTAATATTTATCAAATGATTTCCGACAATATGGAGCAAGAAAATCGTCAATTCGGACAGACAATCCACCATATTGACTGGAAGCAGCAGCCATAATTACATCTCCTAAAACATCACAAGCTACATCCACAGTATGAGGATCTGTATAAAAGATATTTCCCATCTCAAACCCACCGTCAAAAACTGCCTTAACGTCCAATAAAGCACAGTTCATCGTGTCGAGCCGTGCTGATCTGTCGTGAATATAGATATACCCATCTTTTGCAGCCTGTCGTTCTTCCGGATTCAAAAAGAACTTTTTATATCGCTCGTCATTGAATTTATTATATCCGATACTACGCTGGGTAGTTACCAATTTACTGTCTGTATTGCTGTTGGATTTGTCGCCTCGATAGGCAACCGCATCAATGGAACGATGTACCCGGTCAAACATATCGACAAATTCCTGCTTGTAATTTCGATAATCCCGATAAGACTTAGCAACGGACTGACTGACTTCGTCTAATGCCATTTCTACCAGTTTGTGCATGGTTGGAACATCGACATACTGGAGATTTCTTTGCTTATAAAGATTACCCAGTTTTTCAGTGATAATTTCTATAACCCTGTCGTACTCATCCTGTGTAAATTGTACTAAAACCCGATCTGCACTTTTAGTAACAGCTGCTTTAATTTTATCAGGGTTAAACGATACAATTCTTCCGTCTTTCTTTTTAATTTTAAAGACCTGATTCATGATTAAAGTTTAATTGAAAATTAGTTATTAGATTTTGCTCCAATCTGAAGAGATGTAAAATTCTTCAGATATTCACTTAATTCCTTTTTAAATACCGGGGTGTTATTGAATCCGCAGCATCTCGATTCGCCGCATAGTCCGTTTCGATACACGCATTTTCTTACCATCATTGCTGCCAGTTCTGAATCTGCCTTTGCAACCTCGTCCTTGATCGCTTGGAATACCTCGATTGTTTCAGCGTGCGCCTGTTTGCAAAGCCGTAGTTTGGCCATATCAATAAGTGACTGAGCGTTGATGAACAAACCTAAGTTTACCGGAGTGTAACGATCGGAATTTCCCTGAAGGTAAGTAAGTTCGTCCTGTATCTCGGAAATGACGAAATCGGCATAATCCGATCTTCCTTCCTGCACCTCGTTTACGATATTGTTGAGTTTGGATTTGATTTCCTCCAGCTTTTGAATGAGACTGGGATTACCGCCTTTTCGATCGTCCCGACAGGTAAGTTGGAAAGGAACGGAGCCTACATGATGTCGTAACAGGTGTGTTGCTATAAACAGCGGAATGTTCTTACACTCTATCCAAAATACCTGTGTTCGGGTAGGGGAGTGTTCCGCTTTATACATACTGAGAAGTGATTGTTTGCTTGTGCCTAAAAAAGTCATTTCACAAGCTCTTTGCATAAGTTTCTTGTCAGTCAATTTTCTAACTGACACTGTGAAATTTTGGTTCATAAGTTTTGGTTATTATTGAAAAACGTGGTACAAACTTACTATATATAAAAATATTATGCAAATATTAGTGATGAAAATAAGCGTATAAAAACTCGAAGACCTCTCCGGGTGCGCTGTTCTACGGGAAGCGTGAGAGGTCATATTGGTTGCAAAGATGAGGTTAATATTTGAATTATCAAATAATAACCGAAAAGGAATAACCTATTATATATTAAAAGACGGTCAAAGAACAACGCCTCTCTGACCGTCTCAAAAACAAATAACTCTCTATAATATGAGTCTCTTCTTTAAAGCTTTGATTTTCTTTCTGTTATTGGATATGAATTTCTTTAGCTTTTGATTCCTGACGGATTCATAATACGCTTTCCTCTCAGGAGTCAGTTTCTTTCCTCTTCTGCAATACAAACCGTGTTCCCTGTATTCCTCCAGATACCGTGCAAATTTCTTTTTCTGGAAGGAAGGGTCTTTTGATGCCTTAGCTATTATTTCAATAACGTCTGGAGAGGGTTCTGGAAATGGAGAGTTGGGTGTGGATTGCATGATGAGATTGTAAACGACCGGGGTTTCATACAAGAGCATGAACCCCAGCCGTGTTTCCTCAAACCTGAATCTTTTAAGCGTCCCTTTTGGTCTTCCGTCCAGTTTGTTTCTGTTCGTTGCTCTCCGAGGCTTTGTCAGTCTTACTCCGTAAACTTTCTGTGCTTTCGGCATTTTTCTTGTTTTCTGAAGGTTCGGGGCTTTCTTTTATCTTGATAGCCGGAGCTATCCGTTTGGAAATTTCAGCCCTGCTCTTTAGATCGTTGTAAACATTAGTTACTCGTCTCATAATTAAATCATGTATGTAAAATTAAGTTCTGTTTCGCCAACATAATCACTTTCGTTCAGTTGTACGTTGCGACTTCCTCCTTTTATGAAAAACTCCGCACCTCTGTTGTCGTTATGTTTTTCATTAATTTCACTGAAAGAAGTTTTTACTGAATATCTGGGTGGATCTATTTGGTTTGGTATTACGGCTATGACACCGCCCCAGTTACTACCATTTCTTTTAGCAGTATGAACTCTTCCCTGTATGGAAACAATATCTCCAATTTGTCTTACATACAAACCACTTGTATCTGTTTCGCTACCGGAATTGCCCATTTGTAACCAACCAGTATCTTTCAGTTTTGTTTGATACTCTTTGGCATAGGCGGCTCCCAATCTATTGCAAATCTGTTTTTTGTCCTCTTCATTAGCAATTGAAAGGTCTGAAAGTTTATTGTTTTTTTTCAGAACATCTTCGTTTCCGGGACAACTAATCTTGTCTCTGAGAGCCTTTTGAGCGTCCGCTTGACTGGTTCCTTTGGATATTTGGTAGTTTATGTAATCTTGGAAAAGACTTGAAACACTGGCATATTTCCCGTCCGCTTCACTTTTGGTATAAACATCAATGTTTTTAGCAATCGTCTTTTTCTCATCTGAGTTATATCCGTCCAGTAATTTGTTGGCTTTTTTATCAAGCTCGTCCTTAACCACTTTGCCTGTGACAAATCCTTCTGTGTTTGATGTCAAATCTCCCACAGTGATACCATCCAACTTATCTTTCAATGCGGTGGTAAAATCTTCGGTGGACAATTGTTTTCCCTCGACTTTATCCACTTTCTTGTTAAGGCTGTTTGTCAGGTCTGTTTTATTGGCATATATGGAACTGATATTTTCACCTTTGATTTTTAACTCACCTTGAATGTCAACGTAGGTTTTAGGGGTCAGAGTGATGTTGCCAATTATGTTTTTGATATTGAAATCCTGGGATTGGTCAGAATCAAATCCTACTGAAGCGATGTTCTCATTCTTACTGTCAGCCCATTGTAACGTATTTGTAAGAGCCACATTGTCTTTCGTGTACTGGGCATTAAGCAGTACCAACCCATCTCCGGCGTTTTTGACGGTCAGTTTTCCGTTGGCATTGATCTCTTTTGTGCCTCCTTTTACTTGTAAGATTGCGTTTTTCTTACCGTCATACACCGTGAAATTTCGGAATCTGGAGCTTTCGTTGTTAAACCCCGTATAATTGATGTCCACCTCTCCATTATCATCGTCACTGGTAATGTTGATGATATGGTTATCTGATAGACAGATAGAGCCGACTTTGATTGTCTTGTGAGAAACGCTATCTACCAGAACCCCGTCTATCGTGAATTTGGCTATGACCCTATCTTGTTTCAGCAATGTAAACGATCCGTCTGTGTTGATGGATAGCTCATTTACCAATAGTCCATTGTAATACAGTCCGACCGATCCGTTGCCATTTCCCTTTACAATGCTTTTGAGCACATGACCGGATGCCGGATGATTGATAGACACTGAAGTTTTGGATTCAATTGCCTTATCCGCTGAGAAATCTCCGGCTACGACCAGATTCTTTTTTATCGTTTGCTTTGAAAACGGCGTTTCCAGAAGAACCGCATACTTTCCGATGAACTTATCTATAAATCTGGGTGCGTATGAGGAAGTAACCTCAATGAATTGAAGTGCGTTTTTTGTGAGTGATTCAGTCGGTTTTGTCTGACTTCCCACACACAGATAATTATTTCGCCCCCTTTTAACCGCTTCTTTTGCGTACATTACAGAATCCACGGTGTTATTTTCTACAAGATAGTAAGGGAACTTTATTCCTTTGCCTCCTTCAAAGTATCGGATTTTCTTGTTTATCCAAACATACCCGGAAGTGATCTCATTATCTGAAACAACTTCGCATCCGGATATGATGAAGTTTGCACAATCCGTAAATATAGAGGTCATACTGAGCGTTAACTCCTGTAAGTTCAGAATATCGTCCACATACGTGTATCGTCCCCCTGCCTCTGCTACATATTCTTTCATTATGCTTTATTATTTAGGTTTTTGGTTTGTTTATTGTCAGTTTTAATGACATTCTGTTTCAATGTTTGTATCATAAGTAATCTTCTTCTAAACATACTCATGACGCACCTCCAATCACCGCTAAGTTATTTACAATACTTACTTGATATGTTTTGTTTGGCTCTATCGTATGGTCTCCAATCCATTTAACGGAGTCAGGCATATTTAAAACCGTTGCGGTTTCTCCAGAAGTAAACTGAAACATATATTCGTTCAATACATTCGGGGTTTCTGGGGAAAAAGTTATAGTTAATGTTGTAACACTTCCGAATTTGTAGAATTTATTGGGACTGATAGACTGGGTAGGCGTGGCTCCTTCTATTAAAACAGAAGACATAATTCCACTATCGCCTTTGTCTCCTTTTTCTCCCTTAGCTCCGTCTTTTCCCGGAACACCTTGTGTTCCAGTATCCCCTTTGTCTCCTTTTAAACCTTGTGCGCCCTGCTCGCCTCTTTCTCCTTTTAGGCCAGAAAAAGCAAATGAAAACGAAGTAGAATCTGCTTTTTCGGATTTTGTAACTTTTACCGATGGTGCTCCGGTTGTGTTTGCGATCGTTGCAGTGGCTTCAATAGCCGGAGTTTTCCCGTCTTTTCCATTAGTGCCCGGCTCTCCTTTATCGCCTTTAACTCCCGGAATCCCTTGCGTTCCTTGTTTACCGGGTTCTCCCTTCAGACCGGAAAATTCAAATAAAAACGAAGGAGATTCATGGTTCCCGGTCTTTGTTACTTTGACAGCAGGAGAGCCACTTGTATTTGAGATTGTTGCATTAGCTGTTATTACTGGGGTTGTACCGTCCTTTCCGTTGATTCCCGGTTCGCCCTTTTCACCTTTGTTTCCTTTGCTTCCCGGAAACCCCTGTTCTCCACGATCTCCCTTATCGCCTTTCAACCCTTTTAAAAGAGAAGATTTAATCCTGCCATTTATTGAACGGTCTTGAAACGGAATGTATTCTTCTCCGGTTAAAGATGTCCGTTCGGGAACTTCTATGATTTGTTTTCCTTTTATTGCCATAATTCATGTTTGGTTAAGTAATAGGGTTTGAAGCAATCAGTTCACAAGTGGCGGTCTTGCCACCGACTGTTGCTGTTATATTTGCTTGTCCTGCACCTATGACAGATACGATGCCTTCTATGACCGTTGCAACACTTTGATTAGAACTTTGCCATATAATCTTTTTGTCAGTAGCATTGTCCGGCAATACCTTAACAGAAAGTTCAGTTTCATCTCCAACATTAAGGATAAGCACGTTTTTGTTTAGGATAACAGACTGAACCGAAATATCTGGAGGTGTGGTATCGATTTTGATCAGATATGTTTTTCCTGCTATTTTATATGTGTTTACCACAGAAGATAACATATAGACAAATTCCTTTTGTGAGATTCCCTGTATTCGGGGGACACACACCATGAAGCTTACCTTATTGATCGCTTTTTCTTCCGTGATAAAATAGAACTCCCGTGGCTTTTCAAGTGGGTCGTCTGTCAGTTCGGATTCCTTCATGTCTTTCCAGATAACGAACGGCTTGCCATATTTGGAGGATTCCCGATATAAATCTGTTCCTATGGTCTGAGAATCCTGTATATATATCCGATCGTTCTTGTCCGCAAAGTATTTTCCGAACTTATGGTTCAGATACCACTCGAAATACATCACTTGACTGGTCATGCGTGCTTCGATATGCCGTTCTTTGGCAAAGTCAATAAATCTGTCATTTATTATTTTCAACGGATAAACCAAACTCTGAATAAAAAGAATGTACTTTCTTCCTCCAAGATAATGCGGAACAAGTTGGTTCACCAGTTTGTCTATCGGTAACTTGTATCTCATTTGGTATCTACCACTAATTTGATTGCTTCTCTAAAATTGGGAATGTCGGCTTCCTCATTCTTGCCGGAAGACTGCCTTAGATAACCGGATTCCGTCTGCATGACTCTTCCGATTTTTTTCTGGGAACTGATATGTCCGTCTCCATCATAGCAAGCGAGGAAGATCCCCTGTCCGGCCACGTCTTCCGGATCAATATAGACATCCGTTACATGTTCCGCACTTTTAATCACTTCAAGAATTTTGGAGGTATACACACTGGAATCAAATTCCATGTTCATTATGTATTCGTTCAACTTGGATTCTATATTGTCGTATATCTCAGCCTCGGTTACAGCACCGTCATAATATACCGTCACTTTGGGAACAAGGACATCTCCTTCACGACTGATAACCGAAATTCTTGTTCCTGCAAACTTTATCTGATTGATATATGTGTTAATCATCTGCATCTCTTCTTCCGGTATCTTTGCAAGTTTGCCTTGTTCCCCGGTTGCAACCTTCAATATAAGCGTACTGTCCAGATTCTCGTCCTGTGCGCTTTCTATATAGGAAACCTGGGTGATGATCCGTTTAGTCTCGTCTACGGTCGCATATCCGAATGCCAGACCGTCTTCCCGAACCACAAGCGTGTCTCCTTTTTGATATTGCAGCAAAGCGTTGGCGTAATATTTTGGAGTTCCATTAACTCTGTTGTTGATTACGGTTGAAATATCAATAGCAAATACATCCAACAGCATTTCAAAACTCTGTATCACGGCTGCAAATGTCCATGTGATACCGTTTAGAATGGAAACCTTCGAGTCACTGTTGAACTCCTTCAGTTCCATTCTCTTGTTTCTTTCCTCTACGGCTGCTTTATATATATCGTTGATTGTTCTACTCATTTTGTGGCGTATAGGTATAAATAGTATCGTTAATTATAAACTTCCATGCCCCGGCTTCATTCCATGCCGGTTCGTGGGTCAGAACCCAGACCGCTTCCATGCCGGAGCCAACAATATAGTTCAGATTCTCGTCTCTTTGCGGTTCCCTGTATTCTCCGGATGGAACAGTTGTCATTGCAATTTCACAGTTCCGTCTTCCATAATGCTGCTTTACCAGCCCGATCAAATATTCGTCAATGGCTTTCCTGCTGCATTTGATATTCTGGAGATTCAGGCTTTTCAGTTCCTTTTGTCTCAACAAAGGAAGCAAGCTGCCGGTTGTACTGCCGGAACAATCCATTTCAAACATTCCTTTGGACAAAGCAATAAATTCGATTGTCGTGGATATGTTCTTCATTACAAAACGCTCAATATATATGGGCTTTAAGATATATATGTCCGCATCCTTGATATTTGAAATATCCAGTTTTTGTATTCTGGCATTTTCATCCCCATAAATACAAGTTCTTCTTTTTGTTCCGGTATTGTTGTCGAAAAAGTGGTTAAACTCAATAGCCTGTTTGGATAACCGTACAATCTGTAAATCAGTATTGTCTCCCCAGTCTATTTCTATCGTTCCTGAACCGGAGATTACAAAACCGATGGATGTTCTGGTATTCTCAATATAAATGTCCATCAGTCTGGGTAGGGTAGGGGATTTAGGGTAAACATGCCTCTCGCCGTTTGCCGGCATGATTTCGTTTACCTTGTAATATGCGGTCACATCTTTGTTTATGGTATAATCGTCTGTATAGACAAGTTCATCTCCTGCCTTCAATGTCTGGTCTAAGGAAAGTGATGTGTTGTTCATCATCAAGTCAATAACCCCTTCGATCGAACCATATATATGCAGGGCTACATCGTAAAGGTTTTGTCCGTGTGTTACAATATATTTACCCATTTTGTTCTTTTAGTTCTAAAGACAATTCTCCGGAGACCGAGTCCATGTACGCATTGACTACTGTTACCTTGTCATTGTCAAATTCTTCTTGTAACTTCTGAGCCAGTCCGGTATTCTCAAAGTTACCATGCAGGTAGTCGATGAGTCCGATCCCGGATGTGGGGTGTTGATATAAATTCCCGGCAAATGCTTTAAGTAGAAACGCTTTGTTCTGTTCCAATGACTCACGAATTATCAAGTCGGTCTCATGACCGCTGAAAACCGAAAGATAGCTTCCTTCCTTCAAGATGAAATTGAAATTGCCGTTCTCATTCAGCAATCTGTACTCGGAAAGCTTTATAGAATCTTTCTTGTCTGCCGTATCGCCACGATATACCGGAAACCATATTTGATTGTTTCTCTTGTTCAAAACATATTCAATATGTCCGTTGCCGTAATCAATGCGGAACCTCACCATCAGTTCTTTGTATTCCGCTATATATGGAATCCTGACATGTATTCCATCTTCGTCTTTATATGATTTTTCAAAGCTGGGAGAAACTACTATCTCGGAATAGCAATAGTTGTCATTGTCCATCCCGGCTTGTTCTTCCAATATCTTGAAATCGTATATGATCTTGTTGGTCAGGTTGTCAGAGGTCTCCAGTTCTCCATATACGACATCCATGTTAATATCCTGTCTTGCCATATTATCGGTTTTAAACAAAAATCCCCCAACCAACAAGAGTGATTGGGGGATCGCACTCTTCTTTAAAAAGACTAGAGCACGCTTTTAAGAATAGTTGTAATGATTATTTAGAAGAATCAGAGTCGTATACTTTCTCTACTGTAGCCCACATATCATCCGGCAATTGCTCGTCTGATATTTTTTCACAGGCACTTTTCATGTACTCGATTTCTTCGGTCGTGAAATCTACCACTAACGGCACGTCTTTTTCCGTATCCCATTCGATACGGTTGTTTTCTGTGTTTTGTCTGAGATTCACTGTTGCACGCTCTTCTTCTGAAATTTCGATTTTCTTCAGAATCTCCTTCTTGATATTGAACTGCTTGAAGTTGTTTTCTTTAGGCAGAAAGCCTGGGATGTAGAGCCTGTCTTTGATTGATAGTTCCATTGCTTAATTTATATATTTAGGTGATTATTTTTGTTTTGATAGATAAGCCGGTTGTTTGGCTACGGCTTCCTTGATTTCTTCCATGATCGTGCTGAAATCTTCAAAATATTTATTAGGCGCAATGTCCTCTTTATAAGGGAAGGTTCCAGACAGATAGTCTCCGTCCAGAGTAATTGTTCCCAAATACTCGTCGGTGTCTTCAGGCTTTAATTTATGGATAGAGGCATTTACTCTTGTGAGCAATTTGTCAGATACGTTGTATTCGATTTCATATCTGGCATTGGCGGTTGTCTTGACGCATTGTGTCTGAATATTCACTTGTTTAATTTCCATATAATCGGTATTTAATTGTTGTTTTATTGAAGAATAATATATTGCAGATACTTTTGTTTGTTAGCCGCAATAAAACATTAGCCACCCACTACTACATTTTATAAACATACGTGCGCAATTGTCTTTAACCTGAAAACTACTCACTGAATTACGGGATGGCGCATCAATGATCGTCCCTTTAATGTTATACCATCTTGAACTAAGGTTTTTTATATAAATGATTTTACCGTCTTGGCAATTAGGTAATGTTATGGTAACATCTACGGATATTTGTTGTATAATTACCAAATCATCATTGGAATTAAGAGATGTTGTAGAGTAAATGCTTCTTGTGTTTATATGTAATCCATTTATTCTTATTCTTTCACCACTTCTTGCGTTCAACAATACATTTCCATAACTTTCAATAGCATATCCATATCCAGAAGCGTTACATAATACAGATATTCCTTTTGTACTATTATTGCTTCCATAGGTAGATACACTTAATGCTGTTCTTCCGTCTCCACGTACAGAAACCATACTGCCATCGTTAACACGAAAAAAATTGGTTCCGCTGATGTCAATATTGAATTTGGAACTTGAATTTCCAGTCATAACGAACCCTCCAGAAGCATGGAATGTGGTAGATCCCATACCAAAACTTGCAGATCCGTCTGCATTCAGTGCCCAATAATCCTTATGATCGGATGTTCTTGAATTACAGATGTAACCGGTATTATGAATTTCAATGTAATGATTGTTTGTTGGGTTATTATATGTGGATATTTTTTTGTCGTAAATAGTGAATCCACCGATTTTACCCTGAGTGAAATTACAGTTGGCAGCGTTGATCTGGCTGGCTGTAAGGGTTCCGGTGTTGAATCCTTGCGGAATACCGTTAATGACTTTGACGGAAATTTCTACACAACTTCTTTCTGCATGTTTATATGCGGAGATTCCGTTGTTTTCTCCAACCCCAGATATTCCAATAAACGCATAAGCTGAACGTTTACCGTTTCCAATCCAATCTTTGCCGCCACATTTTTTTATTGCATTATTTAAATTATCGTTAACTGTAATCGCATCGTTTGATATTAAAATTACAAGTTTATTGGAATCAAGATTGTTTAAGACAGAAGCGAGTTCATCACATGTGTTACCTTCTCCTGCGTATGTGTCATAATATGCAATTGACACAACCGACAAATCATTGCGGTTAACAACAACAAGACAAAAACTTCTCCACCACCCAGGATTTATCAATATTTCTTTTCCATTTATATATAATTGGGGGCCTTCTGCGTATTGATAAGAGCTTCCTCGAACATATATTTCTCCTTGGTTAGCTATATCACCAAGCCCAGATGATGAAAATATTATATTCCCAAGTGTGTCCCACTTAATATTGCCATTCGCAAGCTGTCCCGAACCATCATTGTTCAGTTTCCATTTCGTACCGTTGGTGATGGAACCGTCAGATCCCAGAGAAACGCTGTTTTTGGAGATTGCGTTCTCTGCAATGTTCCATCCTCCAATCTTACCTTTGGTAAAATTGAGTGTTAACCCCTGAATGTATGAGGTATTGATGATATTGGTCTTTATACTATCGGCATCTATTTCGTTTGCGGTAATAGCTCCAGCCTGAATCTTATCTGCTGTAATGGTACGTGATGCAATCTTGTTGGCTGTGATGCTTTCTGCTCCAATAAGATGGGCTGAAATCGTACCTGCTACGATTTGTTGGGCTTGAATTGTTCCGGTATAAATGCCTGTTGCATCAATATATGTTAATCTTGGTTGTAGGTTAGGTAATACAGTGCCTTCAACCAAACCTGCCACATACAAAAATAACCCATTGCTTGCTGTAACAGGCTTATCTTTAATATGCGAATACACATGCAGTTCAAAAGAATCGGTATCTAAAAAAGAATCGTCTGTCATTAAGTATGTACTACCTCTTAATTGTGACTCGTAGTTTTCAAGCTCCGTAGGCAAAATGGTCGATACATTTTTTAGAACAACATATTTTAATTGTGTAGCATTATAAATGCCAATTGTATATTGTTTTACTGATTCATTAAAATCGTTATAATCATCACTTTCAGCAAGCCCCCATCCTGCACCGCACCAAGTATAGGTTGTATTTTTCAATAAAGCTGTTTTGATTGGGATTTTTAGATATTCGTTTTTATTGATTTTTGTCTGCCATGCTTCTGCCAGTGCTTTGGTTTCAACTGAAACATTCTTTAATGCCTTATCAATGCAATCTGTCCATTGTAATGATACTGATTTGTCGAACATAACATTTCCATCAATATCCCACGAAATATTACCTCCTGCCAGTGCGCCAGCCCCAGAAGAGTCCAGTTTCCATTTAAAACCTCTGATTCCGTTGCTTCCAATCGTTATAGCACCTGAAGCGGAAGTATAAGTCCCGGACGTATTGCTTTTTGTACCTCTGAAAATAGAATCTCCATCAATAGTCCATCCTCCGATTGTACCTTTGGTAAAATTGAGTGTCAATCCCTGGATATAGGCTGTATTGATGATATTGGTTTGTATACTATTTGCGTCCAATTTGTCAGACCTAATGCTCCCTGCTGCTATACGGTCGGCAGATAGGATTCCCGTTTTTATACTGGAGGCATTTATATTTACGGCATTGACCTGTTCAGCGGTAAGAGTTCCGGTATAGATTCCTTTACCATCAATATAGGTCAGTTTTGGGAAACCCTTTCCTCCAAGAGCCGTATTGATTGTTTCAATAGGCTGTGTCCAATTGAGAGAAACGTCCGAACCGAACTCGATCTTTCCGGTTGTAGCATTATATCTGATAAACTGATTCCCTCTTCCCAGTCCAGCGTCGCCCGTATTGTTCACATAGAACGTCTTATATCCGTCTTTGAATCCATAAATACCATTGATTGTTTCGGTAGTCACAACTCCGGATGAATTTAATACGCTGAGAGAGAATTTACCCATAGCAACCCCCGTCAATGTTCCGTTCGAGTTTTTTGTTCCGGCAAATATTTTAGGTGTAATGACAGAATTTTCATTGATTTGAGTTTTGTTGTTGTTCCAATCTTTCACCCAATCCAACATATTAGAATCCGCTCCGGCAGCTCCTGCACGTGCTTTTGCGTATGAAAATGAAACAGCAAAGCTCTTTCCGTCCGCAACAACCGGGATACTAATAGTCCCATTTTCTGCCAGTGATGTGCCTACGTTAAAAACAATTGTTACGGTAGCTCCGCTTTTAGACAAAGTACAACCTGCCACCGTGGGTAAAGCCCCGATAGTGGGAGTGACAGGTGTACTTCCCTTCAGAATAGAAATTGTCGTATTTGTAGTTACCGCAGTGTGTATCCTACCATCTTTGTCAGTGGAAACAATATATGAGTTTCTGGAAGCAGACACAGTGTATCCGTCTGTTCCAGGCTTTCCGTCAGAACCGTTTTGTCCATCTTTGGATTTTGCCCATTTGAAAGATATTGTATATGTATTTCCCTCTATGATGATTGGGATAGGGATTGTTCCGTTATCTGCCAGTGTCGTAGTGTTGGCAGTCACAATGTAGGTTATGGTTTTATCGCCGTTATTGATATGTATAGCGTTAAATCCAATCGGTTTGTCGAATGTACCGATTTTAAAATTGGTAACGATGTTGTCTCCAGATGTCACTTTGATGGTAGAAACAACTTTAGTGGTTACTGGTATTGTGCCATTATTCAGTGCATTAAATATATATTCTCCGACAGATTGATTGATGGTGTATCCGTCTTTTTGGCAAACCACCACGGCTTGTCCTCGTGCTATGATTTCTTTTTCCATTTCTATTCTTTAGGTTTTGATTTTACCTAAGAATAGCATAAAAAAAGGGCAGGTAGTTTGTCGCTACCGCCCTTGTGATTAAAAATTATGCTTTTGAGACTTCACAGATCAAAGCCCCTTTTCCGGTCACATCTGTTTTTGCCACTACAATGTTTTTGCCGGTATATGTTTTAAGCACCGCAGAACCGGCATTGTTGTACAGCTTCCATGAATAAGTATATTCTTTGCCTTCTGCGTCAATTTCCGCACCGTTTCGATACAATATTGCTTTCACATCCACATCGTTCGAGTTGTTTTTGATTGTGAATCCCTTTGTACTTTCCAAGAATACCTGAATGGGATCGGACATATCAGAGAATGAGATAATATCACAAACGACCTTGTTTGCAGAAGCATTACCAGAACTTGTGTCTGTATCCTTGATGGCACATTTGAAAGTCTCAAAGTTCAATACAGCATCGGCCGAAATGGTGATTTCGTTGGTTGTCCATCCGGCAGTAACACCTCTTTGGTTGGTGGAAGTCAGATGAGACCACCCAGACCCTAACATTGAGTCATAAAAAGGACTTGTAACCTGTGCACCTACCGTCACATTTGCCGTAAGAGCGGAAGTTAATGTTACGGTAGTTGTATTTGTTGTAACTGTCTTGATTGTGTATTTAGCAGAACCGATTTGAATTTGAGTGCCCGGCTCCATATTGGCAACGCTGTTTAACACGATGCTTGTCGCTCCCGTATTTGCCGCTGTTTTAACCGTGGTCGGAGCAAATACGCTATTATCCTTGATACCCCAAGCATAAGAAACATTGCTTGTATCAATCGTAGCACCACGCCACAAATCACAATGCGCCCTAAGTGCTTTTACTTCATCGTTTCTAAAGATCACTCCGTCCGGGGCATAGGCGATAGCTGCAATTGTAGCACCTGCGCTTTGGTGTTGTGTGAACTGGATAGTTGCCCAGAAAGGAATTTCCAAACCGTTTGCGTCTATATAAATACCCTCTATTTTATATTGAACCTGTGGGGCGGTAAGGGTCATGTGGTTGGTCTTGATTGTCAATGCGTATTTGGCACTTGACGCACCGATAGTACACCCGTCTTGTCCGGAAACAATAAGAGTATTGTTTTTGTACCATTTAATAGAACCAGTTTTAACACCCGAAGTAAGGCTGGCAGCATTACCCACAGAAGTGATTTTATCAACTGATCCACCGGCAAAAAGGGATGGTGTTAGGATAAGCCCTGTCCCCGATGTCCAGTTCGGGGTGTATGAGTTGTTATCCTTGTTGTAAATCTGTGTCAGAGCCAAATTGGAAGAAATGAACGCCTGAATCGAAACCGCATCGTTCTGGTCAATAATGGTTACTTGACCTCTTGCTATTTTTTGAGCCATAATTGAAATTTGATTTGTATGATATTTAAAATTTGATTTTATAATAAATAGAATATGAGAGGGAAATTGGTTTAGCAAGAGAATGTTTTCCTCTGTTTCTATATATAGGTTAGTTTCAAATCCACACGACAATCAAAGACCGCCTTACTATAAACATCATCTCCTGTAATTTCCAGAGTCCTGCCAATTCGAGGAATACTGTTCCATTCTGCATCGGCTTCTGCATCTTTACTTGTCCGAGTCCAAGAAAATCCTGAAGGGTTTATCTTGTCCGTTATGTCTTCTCCTGCCTTGAACACATATGCCGTAAGTGTCGTTTTTCCGATCCCATTTTTAAATATCTGACCGTTACTTGATTCGATATACAAAGAATACGCATCATCCCCGTCATATAACTTATTGATGGTAAAAGAATCCTTGTATTCCTTTTCATTGTACATGGCAGAATACATGATAGTCAATGTATCTCTGTTTTCCCAGCCTTCAAAATCCGGCTTGATGGTAAGCGTATTCTTCTGTACACCGGGAATCCTTACCCAGTCTCCAGAAGAGGAAAGATAAGACCATTCACGCTCCGTATCTTTGCTGGTAAAATTGTATTCATCCGCAATCAGCTGTATTTCATTTGGTGTACAGACATTCTCCAAACTGTCCGGATAATGGAAAGTGTTTTCTCCCGTTATCTTGACCGACTTGCTGACGATATTGTCCTGCGTTTCCTGATCCATATCGTCCCATTTGATAGTCACACCAGTCAGTTCGATCGTGTCTTCCGTCCATTTGAACTTTCCACCGGCAAAATGTCCAGTTCCGTCCCGATTGATAACGAATGAATTATTATTAGAAGAAATAGAACCATCATCATTCAGCCTTAATAACGGGTTCTGTATCGTTCCTCCGATACCACCTCTATTGAACCATGCTCCATAATCTTCCGTTTCGTTCAGGATTTCATCTGTCGCCTGATATAAAGTAGCCCTTTCTCCAAATTCCAGTTGTGCGGATGAGAGATATATTGCCGTAATGTCTGATGTCAGTTCGATATTGAAACTTTCGTTTTCCTTGTAAGACGCAATAAAAGGAATGCTATATCTAACCCATTCGTTTGCGACTTCAATATTGATCGAGTACAAAGGAGTGGAGTTTTGCGACACAGAAACCTTTCCCGTATTCTCGCATTTTAGCCAACATGAAAAACATAGTTTCTCGCCTTCATGCTTTTTGCCCCAACTTTCTTTTTGAGCAATCAACACCGTTTTCCCTGGAATAAGAGTAAAAATATCTCCCAACCCGGTAGGAGACACTTCATTAATTGCACTGGATACAGGAGTCTGGAAATTGCCATACAATGAATTTATGAGACAATTCTTGTGTATCTTTCCAACGTAAAAAGTAGAAGCAAATCCCTTTTCATCTCCTGCCGTAAGCGTACCGGCTATATTGACGTTTTTAGTCGCATACAAATTCTGGAAATAACCGCCATATCCATCCAGCAATCCAAACACGGGGTCTACAATGCCTGTAACCTTTCCGATCCTTGCCTTAGTGCCGTTGGAGAAAGTTGCAATGTCTGACAGCAATACGATGTTAAGATCGGAAATCTCGCACCAATCACCACCGGACAAATGCTCAGTCAAATCAATCAAAAAACTTCTCATATACTGGGGTGGATAATCCACAACCACAAGTGACAATTTATATTCCCAAGAAGTCGTAATATTAATCATTTCGCTTCCGTCAATCTCGCTTCCATCCGTATATCCGAATGAAGTCTTGACATCATTAATGTTTTTAGAAGCCCTGATTTTATACGAAGCCACGACACACTGCGGATTACCAACCTGCCTTTCAATCGTTTGCTTGAAACCGATCGTCTTTAATGAAGAATTATCCGTGTTGTTTCGGGTAATGCGAAATACCCTGTGTACCCCATCTTCCTTTGTCTTGCTGTATTCTTGCGAGACAAATTCTTTCCCAGAACAGGCGTATTTATACAAACTGGGTATGTTCCCATCTCCGTTTCCGGTAACAGGATAACAAAGCGAGTTTTCCGTAGCCATTCCGTCTATTACGTCCATAAACGGAGATTCGTTGTCTGAAGCTGTAAGATACAATGCACCGCTACGATCGGCATCGAACAAGTTGGTTACTCTGACAAAATCAAGAATTTCTCCATTCTTGGGTTCGTTTCCTTCAACCAACATTCCGATAAAATAAGGGGAGTGTTTCTCTTCATTATCCTGCTCGGTTATGATGTCTGTTCCGGTTTCAACAACGATCATCAGAGAATATATGTTGTTTGGATAATCAAAATACTGCCTCCTTACAATATCTCCTTGTCGTAGCCCTTGTGTTTTTTTGGAAGAAGGGTCTATTCTGATTTTAAATTTAGGACATGTATATAATGACATATTATTAAACAATTTTTTCTACAATATCACCGCTACATGAGTCGCTTATCCACAGAGAACCGTTTGTCGAACTGTCTTTTTGCACTTCCAATTCATAGACTCTCATCTTCTTTCGTATCACAAGTTCATCGAAAGTGGCAGTGGCATTTCCGGTTGTCGGATTTTTCATAATAGCCCAATCAGAACCAGCGAATCCGGGAGAAAACCTCTCAGAACTGAGACTGTCTGTAAAGTAAGCGTTTCCATAATGTTTTATACCTCCAGCTACAGCCTGAAGGTAACTCATGTTTGTAAAGAATAGAGTGTTGTCAGTAAGTCGGGTTGCACTTCCGTCTATTCCGATATGCCCTTTTGCTTCCAGCGGTTTATCAAACAGAACAAAATCGGCTTTGGTCGATATATACAGGGAATCTGATTTTTTGTCAAGCGGTTTGTAGTGGCTTGTCGATTCTTTTATCTGAAATATCGTATCATATATGTATCTGGTGTTCGTCCCGGTTTCTTCATCGAGCCTTTCCATACCGGCACTGAGAATTAACCCGTCCTTATCTCCATGAAGATAAGTTCCGACACTATCGCCAAATCTCAGCCTCTTATGAATAACCACCCCTTCGTTGGAATCATCTTCCCTATATGTCGAAAGCAAATCTTCACCGAAATTATGCCTTACTTTTAATGAACCGGGGAAATAAGCCTCTCCATATTGAGATAATAAGAGATTTGTCCCGTGAGTATCCGTAATGCCGGTCAATAATCTGACTTTGCTCGTTTGATCGGTTCCAAGCAAAATATCTCCACCGACAGCCCCCAATTGAATGTCTGTTTCATTCGGTCTAATTAGAACCGCAGCATCGTCTATCTTTATACCGTTACCGACTGTAAAAGACATATTTCCTTTGACTACCGCCTCATTGTCTATGATGGTCAATATCGTTTTTCCTCCAGAACCAAGATTTACACCATAATTGGCATTGAGAGTGTTTTGCAAGGTTAACATCCCCTTTACGCTTAGTGTACCGGCAACCTTGGCGTTACGCATAGCCCAGTCTATATGCTCCAGATTTGCGTTTCCTGCGTGATACACATCACTGCCGTGTATTTGGATTGCTGAAGGTGAAATAAACACTCCAGAGGTCTTATTTTGCCCGACAAGCACCTCTCCATTTCCTTTAATAGAAGAATCTCCAAAATCAATGATTGCACCTGAAATAGATGTGGTGTCATGGTCTGTATCGTAAGCAATAACCTTCTTGTTCCCCAGATAAAAGTTATTGCCACCAACATTCAACCTGCCATCTATCTGTATTCCATAAACAGGGTTTTCTTCTTCCGTTTTGTACGAATACAGGAGTCTGGTATTTTCTATTCCTGCTTCAAGCCCATAATTGGCTCTTAGTAGCCCGGACATATCACCGCCACTTTTCTTTAAATAACCGACTAAAATGCCGCCACTTTCGCCATCTCCACCGCCTGTTATAGATTCGGAAATCGAGCTGGCAAAGTTGTATGCCGTATTTTTCAATCGGATGGAAGTCTCGTCTCCCTCCACTATACCAAACGGATGATCCTCGTCCTTTTTGTCCTGTGCATTAAAAAAACTATTATATAGCTGGATGTAAAGCGAGTAACATAAGCTATCCTTGTCAAGTTTTTCGATTTCCGGATTAAGAATGACACTCATTTTGTATATACCGTTTTACTTAAAAATTTCTGAATCTTGGAAGTCAATGATGTAAAGTTCGGGAAATTCACGGCCGGCATGGTTCCCATGAGCGTTGGGGTGGTTATCTTGCTGCATTCGGTAAGGAACTCTAACATCAGTTGCGCAAGTTCCTGTCCCAATACAACAGGTTCGGTCGCATCTTCACCTCCGAGATACACTTTTCCATCCGTAATTCCGACCGCTGTGTTTCCAACTTTACTTTCTATCTTTTCTGCTGACTGATTCACTTCCGACTTGTCTATTCTATGCTGAATATCAGTAGGAGTCATGTTAATTTCAGTCTGTTTCCCGTCTTTGTCTTTGGCAACAGTCGAAATCTTGTCCGGGGTATATTTGGTGGAAGTCTCATTTCCCGTTTTAGGCAATTCATCATAGTCCGGGGAATCATTGTCGTTCGGATCAAGTTTCTCAGTCTCAGTTGCCCCAACAATTGTCTCGTTATGCGCATTTAACTGCAACACGTCCGCATGGGAAAAATTCAGGACGTACATATACTTTGTTCCTGCATCCGAAACGATTGTGACATCCGAGAATAGGGTGGGGACAATAAGAAATCCTCCGGAATTATCTTTCAGTCCGGACAACAAAACCCCTTTATGAATAATCGGCTCTGAAGAAGCAGTCTCGTCCGGAAACTCACCTACATCAATCGTTCCTGCATATTCCTCGTATTCTTCATCATTCGGATCATCATGTATCTTTGCGACATAGCCATGAATCATTCTGGCCGTACCAACACCTCCTGTACCGGCAGGACTCATGTTCGCTCTATCAAAGCTTCTTCCCAGTGCAATCTTCCTGATTGCTTCCTGAATCATTCTTTGACTGTTGTTATTGTTCGTGTTTATATTATTTGCTGTTTCCATAAGTGGTCTTTCCTGTTATTTTATATGGTATGGTTATTTTTTGCCTATATCCGTTTACCCCGAATGTAGTTGTCACCTCGTCTACCAGATAGACTCCGTTTTTACTGGGGTTCCTGTAATCTATCAGTTCAACTTGTACAGCAGTCGTCAATCCGAAATCACCAAAAAGAGTCAAATCTCCGGTAATACCATTCAGATTGTATTGCTTGAAATAAGCGATTGTTTCCTCTACAAGCTGATCCGAATTGATATTCATTTTAGTAGACATGTAAGGTACTACAGTATACGTGCTGAGGTCGACTTTTGTCTTGGTGTCCGCTCCCGTGGCAGTCGTATTTCCGGTAATCTTGTGTGTCTTTTTTGAAATCTGGGTAGCATTGACAACTTGAAACTCCTTGCTTCCCGGTGTATCCGGATCGTATTCGGGATTCAGTCTTACCGTAACTTCAAAGAATTTTTCGTTTGACCCCAATGCTTTTCCCGTAACGGCAAGAAACTTAGGATCGGTTTTCAATATCTTCAAGCTGCTACCGGCAACGTGATAATCAAATTGAATCTTGTAAGGAGCAGAAGATTTGCCATCACCGGGAAAAGTCGGGTCGCTTTTAAACGATGAATAAGGCCGCCCAATTGCAATTTTAGGCATGGCTGAAGAATCTTCCTCGTATTTTAAAAAACAATACACCTTGAATTTCGACCAATCATTCAAAACATCCGCTACAGTAAAATTGTCTGTTATTTTTACCTTCCCAATTTGAATATCGAACTTCTTGGTCTCAGAATGCAGTTCAAACCCGGTGTCCTTCAAAAGCCCGTACTTTTCTCCACATACATCATTTACTTTTGTTCCGGCAACCGGAGTTTCAAACTTCGGAGCTTGTTTGAGTTTCAGTTTGTAAGCCATGTTCTCACACTGCAATTCAAATATGCTGTCCGAGTTGTAAGCTGTGATGTAACCGTCAAACATATTCTTCAATACCCCATTGTATCCCAGCTTGATATTGACCCTCTGTCCGATCTTGAACGTGGTCTCGTCAATGACGCTTTGAGTATTCCGCTTTTCAATCAAAACCCCGTCCTGCATGACTTCGGTAGTAATCAAAGAAGCATCTTTCCCTTCAACCGTTCCGTTACCGACAATCGTACTTTTGAATACCGTCCCTTTGGGGAAAATGATTTTGGCCGTACCAATCAATTTTTTATATGATTCATGAATCTCTATGTTTTGCGCTTCATAAAGTGTTATGGGATTCTTGATTACCATCGGATTCTTTGAATCGGCATCTCCGATGGTAATCTGGCAGCATAGAATATCAAGCGTGCTTATAGCCATAGTTTTGTCACTTTTAGGAGGCTGGCCGGATCAACCACCTCGGTTCCGAATTTTACAATTTTAATCCATTTGTTCGTATGCTTGATAGCCTCGTCCACCACCTCTTCATCTGCCAGTTTCACTTCGATTGACTCGGAAGGTTCAACCGCCACACAATGCAGCGTATATGGCTGGACATTACGATAGGTAGGGGCTGGAAGAGAGTAGTCAAGTACGATCAACTTGGATATTTTAAACTGGCGAAGTATCGTATTATCACAGTTTATGGCACATTTGAATTGCATAAGCTTCAAAAACTTTGATACTTCAGCTTCCGGATAAACATCGGGGTATTTGCTTGTGATTTTGCCGGTTATGCTGATTTCCAGATCACCGCCACTGATAAGTTCCTTTCTGGAGTAATCCCGTCCCTGTACCGGAGTCAGCAGTATATTGTTTTTGCTTGATACCGATACTTCCGGTTGCAAATCGACAAATTTGACCGCTTCCCCTTTCTCAACGGTAGTGACCGTGTGTTTTTGGGAATCATAATAGACACAGCCGCCATCTACGCTCAATTCCAGATAATCCATGACAATATTTTTGCCGACAATACTGTCAGTGTAACTCTTCTGAATCGCAACCGCCTGTTGGTCTTTAATCAGCTGGTAATATTGCCCGGTCTTGTTGGCAATACTGGACTGCGATTTGGTTTGTAAATATTTATCCCTTTCCACCTTCTCCCAGTATTTCAAGAACCGGGGGTATGAGCGCAAAAGTCCATAGGCCGCCTGACAAGTGGTTTGTATGACTGCCCGTTTTAGAATTTCCTTGTCTTTTGAAAAATACCGAACCTGCCCGTCCGTCATGGAAGAGAGTCCGAGTCCCAATGTCTGTCGTGCCGCATTGGAAATGTATCCTTGTAAGCTGCCATGATTGACAATCCCCCCACTCAAAATAGTGGAGGTTGCCAATCCGGCCAATCCTTGTCCTAAAAATTTAGCCATATATTATTGGTTTGTTTGTTATTATCCGTTCCAACTCGCATCGAAGTCATGTACGACATCGATTAGAGCCTGTGCCATCATCTCTTTCAAATCCTGCATTTCCGGAGTTTTGCCTTCCGGGGTTTTCATCAGTTCCACGGTCTGTATGCTGAGCAAATTGGTAATGTTCACCACAACCTGTTTTGGAGCCGCCGAAGAGAGTTTTCCGGTTCCGCTGTAATTGCCACCAGCACCGCCATCGTCTTCTTTATTTCCCAAATAAGAAATATCTCGCTTATCCCAAGAATATTTGTCATTGGAATCCGGCTCGTTGGAAAACATGTCGGGAGAAAAACCGGCTTTGGTCATAATATTATATGCCATATTCGCTTGTCCTCCCATTGTTGCGGTCAATGCGGTATAGGTAGCTACCAATAATTGATGTGCCAACCTGTCTCTTGTCTGTTTGGCAACCCTGTCTTTATCAGTCGGATTTTTAGGCAAGGCTGGAGAGTACCATGTTCCATCGTCCATGTTGCGTTTCCATCCAATTTTCTCCAATTGTTGCGAAACAGTCTTTCCGCTATTGATGTCGGTCAATCCCGAAACCAAATCTTGCGCACCGGAAGAAGTTACTATTGCATCCTTATATTTTTCAGCAACAGTAATGATGTTGGGCAGGATTTTGTTGTTTATATAATCCAAGTATGTCGGTGTGCGTTCAAATACAGAATATGGTTGCTCGGACATGTCTTTTGTGTACCAAACCTTACCGTTTTTCTCAACGTACAAGGATTTATCAAGTACGTTTGGTGACACTCCGTAAATTTCATGGGCTGTATCAATAAAAGCTTGGATGCCCGTAGCGGTGTTTTGTTTTGCCAAATCAGCCAAAGCGGAATTGATGATTTTTTGCCCCCTTTTATCTGATTCTGCCAAGATCATCGTTTTATATGCGTCCTGATAGGCATTTGCAACGTCATAACCGTTATAATTCTTGTTTCCTGCAATAGCTTGCCCCCATTGGGAAATCAACCCTTTCCACCAATTCCCTGAAAAAGCAACATCTCCCAGTCCTGATTTTTCCCCAAGGGTTTTTTCAGCCGTGAGATCTTTTACCGCTTCTCCTGTAGCCAAAGCAGCACTGTATGCTTTATTCAGAGATTCTGTCAGCGCATCGATAGACGGGTATCTGTATTTTTTGTTGCTGTTTACTTCTTCCAGAATCGTGTTGCGAGCCTTGCTTACTTGCCATGTTTTATATGCAACCATCCCCAATATCCCAACTAACGCAGATAATCCGGCTGTTGCTGCCACTGCGCCGGTTCCTATGGCTGACAGAGAAGATGCAGCCCCAACAACACCTCCGGAAGAAACCTGAGAGGCAAACATTCCTGCCACTCTGCCCATAGTTCCTCCACCAAGCGTTCCGGCAATAGAGGTCAATATATTTGTTGCCGCCTTTTGTCTACCGATAAACCCAAGTGCAACCCCCAGATTGGTTAAGGCTCCGGCAAATTTGAATATCTTGGTTGTAACAAAACCTGTAATCAACAAAGGTTCCAGCCATGTCAGGTTTTTTGTTATCCATGTACCGATCTTGCCGAGTATAGAAAATACATCCAACAATGTCTTTCCGATAGTCTCCAGCCCTTTGGCGAACTCCTGTGGTTTGAATCTATCCAACAAGTCCCTAAGCGCACCCCTGATTTGCGGCTCCATACTTTCATAGGCTTGCATGAAGCTTTCCGAGAACTGGGAGGTCATTTGCGCCCACAAGCCTTTTGTTGTGTTTTGTTTGGTAAGTGCGAGTTCCTGGGATATGCCGTTGCTTGCTTTGTTTTGATTCGCCAGTGTTCTTAATTCCTCATAATTATCAATGAACATCATGGCTGCATTACCTCCGATCTTACCAAAAATAGCTTGCATATCTCCAAGAGTAGCACCGCTTTTGTTCAGGTCTTCAAAAATATCAGCAAGAGGTCTCAACTTTTCAACCTGTTTTCCGTAAATATCCCTGTATTCGGTAAATTTGACTCCCAATCTGTCAAGCGTGTCTTGTGCTTCTTTGGTCGGTTTGGCGAACCTTCCGGACATGGCTCTCAGTGCCGTACCAGCCATCGTTCCTTTCATGCCGGCATTACCCAGAATACCGACAGCCGCAGAAGCCTCGGAGAAATTCACCCCAGAGAGACGAAGATACCCGGCTGCCATTTTGAAAGATTCTGCCATTTCCAGAACATTCACATTGGATCGGGCAATCGTGGAAGCCAGAATATCAGCGACAGTGTTCATCGAAGAGCTTCTAATATCATATCCAGACATGATGTTGGTAGCCAAATCTGCAATTTGAGCAACGTCTGCATCTCCTATTAAGGCCAGATTCGTAATAGGGCGCATGGCTTTATTGATAGTGTCGATATTCATACCTGCCATTGCCAAAAATTTTGTGGCTCCAGCAATTTCAGTAGCGGTAAATTTGGTATCGACACCAATTTGTCTGACATTTTTGGACATTTGTTCAAATCTGTCTTCAAACGTGGACAAGTCCGAGTCCGCTACACGAAGGATGCTTCTTGCGGTCTCCATTATGTTGGCATATTCCACCGCATCCGCAAGCTCGGATTTAAAGACCGAATATCCGGCATAGGCACTGAACATACCGGCAAACGGCATGTTTCCCCATGAAGGAAGCCGGGAATATTGTAAACGATTGATAGCTCCTTTTTGCCGGCTGTAATATTCTCTTTCCGCAATTCTTTGTCTGTGACGAGCTTCTTTCTCTTGTCGAGCCTCTCTCTTCAGTTGGCTGGCCATACTGTATTCCTGATATTTTTCGTAACGCTTCTGGCTTTCTTCCATCTCTTTAGAAATCCTACGAAAATTATCCAGCTTCTTTTTTACATTGGCTCGGTACTCTCTTTCTTGTTCTTTTTCAATTTTGTTCCAGAGATTAGTATACTCCTTATCCTGTCTCTTAAACTCTTTCTCGCTTTCTCTGGCAAGCCTTTTCAACTCTCTTTCGGCTTCTTTTATTGTCTTGTTTTCATTTGCCGAGACTTTTCTCTGAATACTGGAACGTGGACTGGCTTTATCTGAATCGACAGTATTGGAAATAACAGGAGTTATGGCTGTAGAACCGGAACCGGCAGGAGGACTGACCGTATTTGTTCCCAACGTCATATTGGTGGCTCCTTTTATCTGACCAAGCAAGCTAAGAATTTCTTCCAGTTTCTTTTTGGCAACATCGATCTTAATATTGATTTCTCTTCCGGTTTCCAGACTGACAAGAGCCGCATTGACCTTTCCGATAGTTTTATCAATTGCTTTAATCGGCTCTCTCATAGCCTCCATAGCTTGCGAAGCAGTTTTCTTTGATGATTTTTTAGCCTCTTCTTGCGCAGCCAATTCCTGATTTTTCAATACGGCTTTAGCTTGTGCTTTGATAGCCTGGGAATCCAGTTTTTGTCCGGCGTTGATAACAAGATTAATTTTGGCCGCTTCTGCTTGTATATCTTTGACAAGCCTTAAAACCTTGTCCAGCTTTTCTTCAGCCAGATCGGTTTTAACATTGACATTATAGTTTACATCTCTTTTTCTTCCCTTTGGTTTAAATATAGCGTCCATTTTGTTCACCATATTTTTAACCTGTGTAATAGCTGCCTCTGCTCCTTTTTCGCTTATTTTCAGCTTATTGATAGCTTCGGCGAATTTTGTAACATCCTGAATACCATTGGTTTTCATATCAATGGTGTAGTTTACCTGATAGTTTTGTATTTCTGCCATTGTATGATTGTTTTAATGAAGAATAGGAGGGTATAGGCAGAATAGGTTGCTTGTAAGGATCGGAGAAAGATGAAATAAACGTATAATGTCTCTTGATATTGTACATTACTACAAAAAAAACAAATCAATTATTGTATAAAATATATTTCTTATTAATGGACACAATAAAAATATTTCAGAGTCGTTTTTAAGGCGTAAACTAAAATAAAAATAAAGTTATGAAGAAAATCTTTTTGATTGTGATTGCCTTTTTATCTATAGGCATTTGTGACATGTATTCACAGGTTATAAAGATGGAACACGGAGCAAATCTTACATGGATGGATGGCGGTGGTTATGCGAAGAAAAGAGGAGCTTATTCTTTTATGTTAGGCTGTGATTATTTAGAAAAAGATTGGTTTATGCTATCCAGTGAGATAGGATATATCCAAAGAGGTGGAAGGAGCCTTTTTAGTTATACGGAAGGATATGATCCTGATCAGGGGCGGTATGAATATAATTACAGAAGAATAGCTAAACTTGATTTCTTTCAAATCAATACCACATTTAGGTTTAAGCATGATTTTAAACGCTTTACATTATTTATGGGTGTTGGGCCGACAATAGATATTTTACTGAAAGACAGAAGTGAATACCAAAAACAGCCTATAAACTCAGATCAAATTACAACAACCGAAACCTCGATTCATCACAACAATGTCCTATATGGATTAAAATATGAATTAGGAATTAATTATCATATCAATAATAAATGGAATGCGATATTGAATTTTAGTCAGTTAAATAGTTTTAAAGGCAGTACGATTGGGCATTATGACGGAGATTCTTTCCGTAATAAAATAGCGACATTGTCATTAGGAATTGGCTATCGTTTATAAAATAACTAATAAAATATAATGTTATGAATTATATTATGTGTTTTTAGATAGTTATATTTTAACCATAATAATTCAATTCTATATATTAAATTCCCAGAAGGAATGAATTGTACTTAACAAAGCCCTTTTATATACCACATCTAACAATTCGGCTTGCTGGAACATGATCGCCTATTAATGTAATAATCGTGCCTGGCGTTATTGTCCAGCGAGACCGGATATGTACAAAAACAGATAAACAGAAAACTGAAGATATAATAAAAACACACAATATTTCCGATTAACTTGAATTATCAATGTGTAACAACAAGTGTTTAAGTTACCATAATTATATATCTTCTTCCCTTGATAATCAAGCTTCCTATAATTTTTCTTGAAAAAATTGTTTTTTATTTTGCTATTTGTTTTTTAATGTCTATGTTTACGACTTTAATCGTGTTTATCAACAAAAAGTTTAGTATGAATATGAGACAATTTAAAGTTTTGCTATTGTTCATAGCCTTTTCTTGTTCTGTATTTGCGCAAGACAGGCTATCTCTTTTTATTGGCAGGGCAAATAAATATGCCTCTGTGGAACTTTCGGATTACCGGAAACGCTTATGTATAGAATACAATACCCCCAACAACTTATTGGATGATTATTACAGGCAGTGTGGAAGAGATTGGGGGAATGTGGGCTTAGCTCTTGAAATAGCCAAAACATCTGGCAGACACATGCGTGATGTTTGTGATTATTATAGACGTTATCATAGACATGGTTGGGATCGCATTTTGATAGAAATAGGTATAAGACCTGGGTCAATATATTACAATCCTTTTTATGACAGAATAGATTACCACAGTCATTGTTGGCACGAGCATTATTGTTCGTACTGTGACTACCATCATCACAAACATCATCACAAACATTATAAAAAACATAAGAGATATAAACACCACAAGCATTATAGGTGGGATGATGACGATGACGATTGGGATGACGATGATGACGACGATTGACGCTTATTAATTTTAAAATTATATTTAAATGAGAAAAATCTTGATTTTTTTAGGGCTGTTATTTGTAGTTTTAAGTAGCAGTTATGCTCAAAAAGGCAGACAGGCGATTGGATTCGGACTTAGTTATGGAACAGAAATCGAAAGTCTTGGTCTTGGATTGAAGTACCAGTACAATATAACCAATCCCATACGTCTCGAACCGTCTTTGAATTACTTTATAGAAAATGACAATGTCAGTATGTTAGACATAAACATGAACCTCCATTATTTATGTCCTGTGGGCAGAAGCGTCAAGCTGTATCCCTTATTCGGCTTTACATTTTCCAATTGGATGTTTGATTTGGGAGACGGGCTGGATATTGAGGTTGATGGAGATCATGTCCATATAGACAAAGGTGACGATCACCACAATGAATGTCGAGTAGGAGTGAATATTGGTGGTGGAGCCGACTTTGCACTGACAAGCAATTGGATTATGAATTTTGAATTACGCTATCAACTGGTCAGCGATTTCGATCAGGCCGTATTCAATTTAGGATTCGCTTATCGTTTTTAATTTCTCCCATAACAGAACAACAAAAGCCCTTTACCGAAGCGATTTTCAGTAAAGGGCTTTATTATATATAGAATTAAGCAAGAAGCGCATTGGAAGCCTTAGAAATGAGCATTTGCTCATGCAACCAAAGAGCGTCTTCCGATAGCATTGCAAAGTCCTCGTCCGAGAGACTATCCAAATCCACACCGGGAAAGTAATGACGAATATAGATGCACCTTTGCCGGATGCGCTGGTCGTCCTTTACCACCCAGTCATTTAAAAATTTACGATGGTAGATTGGCGAGTAGAAATCACTTCCGAAAGCTGTCCCATCAAACCGAAGAGGAACAATGATTCGTTGTCGATCAGTTCCTTGTCACCGTCCAAGAAACAATCCTTTGCCAAAGTCCTCATGGCTTGTACCTCGTCCTTCTTGGATGCGGCCATAAACTTGGAGAATGTCGGGAAATTCGGTTCTCTCATGTAAGCTACATAAAATTCCTTTTCGCCTGACTCCGTGTCACCGAACACCACCATCGGGAACACCTTGCGATACTTGCCTTCAGTTTTCAGCTTTTTCGCTTTTTCTTTAATTACATTTTCTTGCTCTAATGTTAAATTCTTTTCTTCCATAACTAAATTGATTTGGTTTTATAAAAGAATAGGGAAGAGGAAACTGCAATGTTTGTGGGAGAAGATGATTTTAAGCTGACGATCTATCCCAGAGGGTCAGTCTTACAAGAATGTTTTTAAGTTTTGGTTAACTTAAAACTCAAAATTGTACGTGATTACTAATCACTCTACAAATCAATGTTGATTGTAAACGATAATTTTAAATTTGGTCTTACAAAGATACAAAACTGCAATTCATGCACAATATTTATTTTGAACTTGTTTGATGAACCGTAAGCTGTGGGAATGGGAAATTGATACCCTCTTTATTGAATGTATCATATACAATCTCGTTAATATCAAATAACACACTCCAATAATCGCTGGCTTTTACCCAGACACGGACGGTAATATCAACGCTGCTCGCATTTAATGTGGAAAGAGCAATAAGTGGGGCAGGTGTATCCAATATACGTGGATCGTTTTTGATAATTCGCTGTATAACAGCCCTTACTTTCCCTATTTCTTCTCCATATTCAACACCGAACACCCAATCAACACGCCGTGTTTCTTGCTTGCTGTAATTGGTGATGGCATTATTATTCAAAATCCCGTTCGGGACATATATCATACGATTATCAAGAGTCGAGAGTATCGTATGGAATATTTGTATTTCTTTCACTGTTCCGTTTACGTCAGGGCCTTCTATATAATCTCCAACCTTGAATGGTTTGAATACCAAAATTATCAGTCCTCCTGCAAAGTTTGATAGGTTTCCTGAAAGTGCCATACCGATAGCTACACCAGCAGAAGCCATCAAAGCCGCAAAACTGGTGGTTTCCACTCCCAGCTTGCTTATTACCGCAAAAGCCAGAATCATATTAAGTAGAATTTTCACCAAGCTTTTCAGAAAAGTCTGCACGCTTGGTTCCACTTTTCGTTTTTCCAGAATTTTAGCGACCAGCCTGTTTATCTGTTTGATTATAAAACACCCGATTGAATAAATAAGACAAGCAATAAAAATGTTTTTACCGGCATCTACACTAAAATCCAGCAACTTGTCTAAAAACAAATCCAACTTCGTTGATAATAGAATATTCAAAAACATCTCTAATCTAAAACAAAATGAGCGACAAAATTAACAAAACCCCATTATGAGCTTGTGTTATTTATAATAAAAATAACCCAAATAATAAGAACATAAACGAAAAGGAGCGGTATATCAACAACCGCTCCTTCCTTAGAATTAACCCTCTCCGATAACAATATCGAACGGGTTAAGCTGAAACTCTTTTGTAATGTTCGTATCGTCCTGTTGCGACTCCATTCCGTCCTCATTAAAGATACATCCTTTAAGTGTCACGGTAGTTGTAGTCCAATCGTCTGATGCCATCGGGTTGGCAAATGAAACAATCAGGTCGAACTCCCCAATATCCATCAGCGAGCCGTATGTGCTTCTCAGGGCTTGCTGGGTAGCATAGTCCATCGTGATGGATGCGGTATAAGTCAAGTTACCGAACCCTCTTGAAACCGGCTTGCCGCCAAGTCCGTAATTGGATTCAATTTTACGAGTCTTATTCCATTTAATGCCCGATACCCCCTCCAGTGTCGTACTGCCTTCGTCAATGCCGAGTGCGGTAGAGGCAAGGGTAATCATGCTCCAAGAATAAGCAACGTTATTAATTACTGCCATCTGTTATTAGCTTTTTTCGGTTAGTGATAATCCTTCTTCTACATAAATAGAGGTCGCAACCCCGACCGGAACCAAATAGTACGCAATCCTTAGTGTGTCGTCTACCAATACATTCTGATCCGAAGCGATAACAACACTGTAGCCGGAAATTTCCTGGGCTGTCTTCATCTTGTTCAGGATGTCACCGATCAGATTTTTGAAGGACGTGATCTTGGATGGAGCCAAATATCCGGTAGACGGATTGACCAAAAGCGGAGAGTTCACATAAGGCAGCAAAGCCTGTCTTACAGCCCTGCGTGACTTGTTGATAGTCCTGTTTCTGGCGATTGTCCTGAAGTCCCCGTCAGAACAAGTGCGGTCTTTTGAAACGTAAACGCCATTTTCCTTTCCGGCATACTTGATAGGGAAGATATACCCCTTATCGTCCAGATCGTCCAGCATTACGGGAGAAAGCGACTCGTATGCGTTCAAGCTTGTAAATTTTTCATTGTCGTTCAGATTCAAATCTCCGAATCCCAGTTCAATGTCTTGGAAATTATCTCCAAAAAGATTGAACTGCTGCACCCAAGCGATAGATTCCTGTACGTTCGCTTTGGCTATACAACCCATGACCGAACCCAAGAAACCGACCGGAGTACAGTTCTTGTTGCGCATTTGCATTGTCGAGATCAATTCATTTCGAGCCTGTCCGATGATAACCGATGTGCGGCTTGAATCGCAGATGCAGGTCGGGATCTTGTTCAAATCCACCTTCTTGCCATCCGAATCATCCGTACCGGTATTTGCGCAACTTGCAGACAACACAAGAGAAAGAGGTTGGTTCTGGGTAGCCAGAAGTTCCGCTTTATCATTGATTGTCTTTACGATATTCAAAAGATACGTTTCCTCGCTCTTTTTCCATAACGGCTGTTCCGTCCAGATGCCAAGCTGTGAGATAGTACCGCCTGAAGCACGCTGCATGATCTCGATAGCATCCCAGTTACTTGAACAATCCGCAAACATCACGTAGAGCTTGCCGTATCCATCAATATTTCCACTCATTCTGAAGAACTCAGAAATATGATAGTTCGGAATGCCGAACATGAAGTTCTTGGTCGCTTCATCGCCTTCATCGCATTCTACCCTTTCAATGATGCCATAGTCTTTGATGGCCTGTGCCCTGCTTGTGATATAGCACACGTCTCCCAGCTTTAGTTTGGATTCGTTGCTTTTTCCGTATCCGGCAGTGAAAAGTTCCGGTTGTTTTGAAACATCGAAAAGCAATCCCGTGATCTTTTCATTGGATGTGGATGTAGCTGAAGGCAAACGTCCGTCCGTGTCTGTTATAAAAACATTTCCTAATGCCATATAATAATGATTTGGTTAAAATTATGCTGTGTAATGTGGGTTTTTGTAAAGCTTGGCTTCCCCTCTGAGACTTTCGGCGGTTTCTTCCGTATAAGCCCCACCCTTGTCGTCCACATATAAATTCTGATATTGAGGATATACCTTTAATACATCGTCAATATGTTTGGGGATCTGAACAGGTTCTGACTCCTGATCTTCTGTGTTTTCTGAAACAGAAGTATCTTGTCCCTCTGGTTGTTTTACATCTGCTTCTCTCACATTTAATACGGAACCTTCCGTTTCTTCAATTTTCTTAGGTCTTGCCATATATACGATTATTAAAAAAGGGAATGGAGTCTTTCTCCACTCCCTTTTAGGTTTTGATTGTAAAAATCTTACTCGGTTTTCTTATATGCCGTATGCACCACGATTTCACCCGGACGAACGATATTCACATCCATCTTCATTCTCATCTGGAAGAAGTACAATTCCGAGTTGGCTTGCAAACGGTCGATTTTCAGAACCTCGGTATCGTTAGCGTAATCAACGCCTACCCAGAGATTTGAATCCATACCGGTACTGAAGTTGCCCAGCACGATTGTGTGTTCCGGAACCCCGACAATAGGAATGATTCTCTTGCCTTTGAAGCGATACTTGTTCACTTCCGTGTTCTCAGAATACTTCACCTGTTTGTCAGAAAGATACTGGTCGTAAGCATCCCAAGCGTCCCAACCCATGACATAAACCAGATTGGAGTTTTTGCGGATCTGTTTCGGACATTTCTTCCACATCGCATACATCGCTTTTTCGACAGCCGCACCATCCGTCAATTCGGTATTGCCAGCCAAAATACACTGACCACCTGCTTTTGTTTTAGTATCCTGTGCGTTTACATTGTCGATAATGCGTTTGATAACGCCATCGAAGTATTTTTCCTTGCCATCTCCGATCTTTGTGCATCCGGAAGGTTCTGTTACTTTTGCACTTGCATTGCCGCCTTTTGCGCTTGTCCAGATCGCATTGCCGATGTATTCGTTCTTCTTGTCCATCAACAGACGCAGCATTGTCGCCTGAATCTTCGGATCAAGTTCACGGAATACCAGATTGCCTTCGGGTTGTGCGAACTTCCAGTATTTTTCATAGTCACGTGGGTTAAATTCCAGATAAACCATGAAATCTGCCGGCTCCAGATAACGTTCGGTCAACGTGTATTTGTTGAACTCATCGCTGCTGCCTCCCTGAGTGCTTGTCGGGGTCGGCACGTTATCCTGAATGATGTCGCCGAGTTTGATAGCCGGAAGCGTATATTTATGCTGGATTCCGCTCTTGATGTGAATCAGCCCTTCCTTATATGTGTCGTTACCCTGTGCGGTATAGGTTAGCAAGTCTTCAAGAACTTCACCTGCATAACCGTTTTGAGCAAAATTTACTGTACTTGCCATTGTTAGTTAAGTTTTGGTTTTAGTTTTTAGGAAAGTGTTTTAAACTCGAAATCCGCACCGACAACAGCCTTGACTTTCTCAGCCATTTTTTCTTCCGCAGTTTTAGCGGCTTCCTTAGCTGCATCAATGTTGGCCGGATCGTCTGCGATTTCCTTTGTGATGATTTCACGAGCCGGAATCGAAGCCAATGTCTTTTCAGCCAGATCAAAGTTTGCGGTTGCCATCTGAACCCATTGTTCTTTGGCCCCGTTTTCAATCTTGCCTTCATTAATGGCATTCTGAACCATAGTCTCAATTCTGGCTTTTTTCTCGTCAGCCTCCTTCTTTTCGTATACGCTCAGTTTGGCGTTGACACTATCCAAATCCTTTTGCATGTTCTGGATGGTAGCCTCTTTACCTGCGATAACGGTCTTCGCATCTTCCAGATCCTTTTGGGTTGTGGTAAGCTTTGCTTCAACCGCTAACAGATCAGAGATACGAGCCATAACGTCTTTGACCTCGAAAGTGCCGGTCATGCCAAGCGAAGCCGCTACCGCTCCGATCTCGAATCCGATAGTTTTTCCTTCGTTCATAATATTTTCTGCTTTTTTGTTAAGAAATTGATTGTTGTCTTTTTGATTAAGATTAGAAGATTCGTTTTCGGATAGTTTATTTTCATCTATCTCCGAATTGATCTTGCACATCATATCCTGAATCATAGCAGCATTGTTCTCGATGCCGTTTATTCCATTTCTTACCTTGTCGCAAACCTGTTTGGATGTTTTAAGCACGCAATCGGCAGAAATGATTCCAGCCTTGACTGCCGCTTTTGCATCAAAGAACGTCCCGTCCTTATCCGCTTCTCCGTTCATAATCGCCTTGACGTGTTCTTTCGTGAGTCCGAAACGCTTGCGGTAGATGGTTTCGATCTGTCCGGTAAAAGCCTTTACCATATCCGACTGCTCTTCCCCGGCTCCCGGCATGAAGGGATTGTGAATCATAAGAATGGAATAATCCCTCATTAAAGACCTGTCACCTGCCGCCCAGATAACCGAACCCATGCTGGCGGCGATCCCCTCGATTATACATTCTGTCGGTATCTTGGAATTGGAAATGGTCGAGTAGGTGGTCATGCCATGCAAGACAGAACCTCCCTCGGAATTAATCAATATCCTGATAAGAGAAGGTCTGACGCAATTTTCCAGAAATTCAAATTCGGAATTGAATTGACTGGTGGTCTCTTCGGTTACTCTGCCGAAGAATTTGATAACAGCCACCTCGCCCTGTTTGGCTTCTCCAACAATGTTTTTTAAATTATTGATGTCCATAGTGTTTTAATACAAATAGATAAATGAAATAATATATGTTTTTCTTATTCCTGCACTTTGTCTGTCAGTGAGACATATTGTCCATCCGACCACATCAAAGCGTTCTCGTCCTCAGTCAATAAAGAATTGTATATCTGGTCTTCTTCGGGTTCCGGGTCGGAGCCATCAGTCATAACAATACCGGTCACTTCATTATATGTAGGGGATGTATGGTTATCGTGTTGGTTCTCGTTATGTTCCGGCGCATCATCGTGATTGGTAAACGGAGGCATAACGAGATACTTTTTCAGCCATTTTCGATATTTCCAAGCAGAATCCTCTCTGAACCACACTTCGTAATCGATCCAGTATGCCTGTAACATATTGGTTGTGGTAGGCATATCGTAATAGGTCAAATTACACCTTTCATTTAAGGCCGGTTCGGTGTCTTTGGCATCTTGAATAGCCATGTTTATCTTCTGAAAGACATAAAAAGGATAACATTCCTTGTCTTCATCCTGATTGTTCAAAGTATTTAGAATAAACCTGACACGCATGGTAGCCCGACCTTCCCCGATACGTTGTTGTTGTACCAGATACCGGACATTGGTAAAATGTATGAATACAGCCGGAAAAGCGATCTCCATTTCCAAATTTTCACTTCTGATAATCCTCTCGAACTGCCCGTTGTCAATTTTGACCGTTTTAAACAGAGACGGGCTTTTCGGATCTTCTTCATCCTCCTTGATTGTCAATATGATTTTTTTGACTGCCTTGTAAATTTCATCCAAAGGATTTTTTGGTACTGATTCCGGTATTGTGATTTCACCATTTTCAGAATCTTCCTTTGGCAACTTCTTTTGTGGTATCTTATCTTTTATCATGTAGGAAATCCTTTAAGCAATACATCTTTGATTAAATTATTGTTCACATAATCATCTATTTCCCGATTAAATCCGATAAACTGCCTTTGTACGGGTTTTCTGGAAGAATATTGGTTCACGGTGTATGGCGATATTCTGGGATCAGTGTTGTGTATGGCAGCATATCCGATACTTTTACGTCCGGTTCCCCGTTTGCCACGAATAACCTGTGATTTTTCATTTGTGTGGATTGTATAACTGGCAGATATTCTTTTAAACGGCAGTTTCCCGTCCGATCTTCTGGCAGAAGCATCTTTTCTGGATGTGCTGGATGCAAAATCGTTTCCTTCGACAATTGGAAAGGAATCTTTCAGCGTTCCGGTATCATTCAGGATAGGGTGCGTGAACCGTTTGCCCCACCGAGATTCCCTTGGTTTCCATGCCTTGCCATCAAAACTTTGTGTATCGAACGATTTTTTGAATACTCCTTTTGAATATTGCCCCACTTCGGTAGCGAAGTTTGCGACATTAAAATCCAGTCTGCTTGGAGATATTTTTTCCAGTTGATCGCACATTTCCTTTAAAGTAACCTTAGTCATTCTTCTGTATAAATTTAGATTTGATTTTTCCGGCTATTTCTTGTAATTGGAGAATCTTATTTGTCGGTATCTTAAAATAAGGATGTGCATCACTGAAGATTTTTCCACCGGCAGCCAAACTTTCAGTGAACACTGGATTAACTAACTTTTTATATTTTCCGATCTTTTTTTTGTCAAGAGAAGCCGTAACAAACGATTCACTGCTTGTTCCATCCGAAAGCAGATAGCATCGGCACGCATAGTCGATAGGGGGAATCAAATCTACCGGAAACTCGTTTTTCGGAAAAGATATGCCTTCCAATGCCAAATGTGAAGCCCGAACTCTTTCGTCCCCTTGTGTCATATAGGTAACGATCGAGTTGGAGGCAACGCCTATCCACCAGTATGCCATAGAAGCAGAATACAACACGTCTTCGTTTTCCACAGAAGCATACTGGAAATTGTATTTCTCACAAATCTCTTCGTATTCTTCCATATCCTCTATGTCCAATTCTTCCGGCAGTTCGTTTATCATCTGAAACTCTTCCGCAACCGCAAAATCAACCAGATTTTCGATTGCGGCTACCAAAATATCCCGTTCTTGCCTTTCTCTATCCGTAAGCGAGGAATTGAAATTCTTTAGCAAATCAAAAGCCTTATCGAAATCCATCCTGAGTCCGGTCAGTACACGATCAATCAGAAAAGAAGCCCTGAGAGCAACAATATCCTCAAACACTTCCCAAGCTTCGGCACTGTTTTCTGCCCGATAAACAAATTTCCTAAACTCTTCCAGAATCAATAGAAACTCTTCCTTTTCACGACTAATCGGTTCTTCTTTGGGTGCTTCGTAGCGTTCGGCAACCACATTCGGGAATGAAGCCGTGCCGCCTACTTCATTCCCCGGATAAAATTTGTGACTTTGGATGTTTGTCCTCTCGGATGTCCGTATCTGCGAAGATATTCTTCGTCCGACATGATGTGCCGGTCATTACTTCCATCTCCGATAGCACCGGATGTTCCGATTGCTCCGGTCATTACATTGAGTTGTTTTCCGACATTGATACCAAATTCTTTCTCGATCTCATCACCCGTAATCTCGTACTTATCCGTCAGAAGACCATACAGCTTGATACGGTCTTCATTGTTCATTTCGATACGATTTGAATATTTGAACACCAGACCGGATTTGATATATCCCATTATAACAAGACGGGGAACAATCTCTTCGTTCATTATATTTTCAATGTACCTGCGATACACTTCTATACGGTCACGAAATATGTCTTGATGCGCCTTTGTGGAACCGACATAAGACTGCATACCTCCGGCCATAGATTCCGATCCCAAAATCAGATTGGAAACCTCGCTGTTTACCAGTTCTATCAATCCGGTATAGATTTTCTCCGAGTTCGACATTGTAAAAGCCTTGATGTCCATTTCGTCTTCCAGTCCGGTTACGATAACCTTGTTTTGCGCAGCATTGGCTATATCGTTAGCCAGACGTTTTCTGTCCGCATTGTTTTCCGACACTGTTTTTCCATGAATGATAGGCTGACCGTATGTGTGTGAGAAATTGACGTAGTTGGCCATCGTAAATTTCTTAGCCAGAATAAGAGGTGTGGTAGCGGAAAACAGACCGAGATCCCCGGATGAAATAAGCACATAATTGTTCTTGTAGACAGGAGATGTGACATCCCAGTTGGGGAGCCATATACCCTGTCTTCTTAGTACCACCTTCTGATCCGGCAGCACGTTTCTTCGCTCAACGATATTAATATGGCTGAGTTTTCCTGTAAGCGGATTTATATCAGGCAGAATCTCCAACAATGTATATCCGTACAGTTTGGATTCCACAATTCCCTTGATCATCTTGTCAAACTGGGAACCCTGTATCTTTTGTGTTTCTTCCACATCTTTGACATACTTGCCTTTTTCGTTAATCTTCGCAAGCATATAACGATCACCGAGAATCTGACTTTCCAGGGTCTCTATGACCGATCGTATATGTGCGTCCTGCTGCAAGCTTGCCTCATACAAATCGATGAGCCGTGACCTGTCGTCCAAGATTGTCCCCAGTTCTACGTTTGAACGTGTGGATTTATATCTGTTGTTTCTCTCGATTTCCCAGACATATTCCTGTATCGTCTTTTTGCTTGTTCTGAAAATACTGTCAAGTAGCTGATTATTAAACGCTCCTTCTATATTTTTACTATCCATAAGTTATGTTTTAAAAAGAATAGGTGCGAAGCGGACAATCTGTTGTTTAGGGATATGTAAACCTGTATTATGGTGATAATGATTGTTATTGAAAATTATAACATATCGATTATCTTCTCTTTATATAAAGATATGTTGAATTTTTAGGTATATGATATTATTTGTTTATTGTGTCTTGTATATGTATTTATAAATAGCAATATATCAGATATATAAATAAAA